CGCTGCCGACGCCGCTGCCGACGCCGCTGCCTACGACGCTGCCTACGACGCTGCCCGCGCCGCTGCCTACGCCGCTGCCTACGACGCTGCCGACGCCGCTGCCCGCGCCGCTGCCGACGCCGCTGCCGACGCCGCTGCCGACGCCGCTGCCTACGACGCTGCCTACGACGCTGCCCGCGCCGCTGCCTACGCCGCTGCCTACGACGCTGCCGACGCCGCTGCCCGCGCCGCTGCCGACGCCGCTGCCGACGCCGCTGCCGACGCCGCTGCCTACGACGCTGCCTACGACGCTGCCCGCGCCGCTGCCTACGCCGCTGCCTACGACGCTGCCGACGCCGCTGCCCGCGCCGCTGCCGACGCCGCTGCCCGCGCCGCTGCCTACGCCGCTGCCTACGACGCTGCCGACGCCGCTGCGAAGAAGGTCTTCGCCCCGACCGTCAGCGAGTTGCAGGACTCCGCGATCGACCTGTTCGCGCGCATGATCCGCATCGGCCGCGAGCCCGAGCTGACCGCCGCGTAACCCCGGACTCCCCTCCCGCGCGGTGCCCGCACTGCCCGCGCGGGAGGGGACTAGACGCTTAAGGACCGATCATGACCGACGTTCACGCCGACAACCTGCGGAAAGCCGCAGAGCGCTTCGTCAGCGACGCCGAGGAATGGCGCGCCATTCCCGACTACGAGAGCAACTACGAGGTGAACTCCGAAGGGCGTGTCAGGAGTCGCCGTAGGAAAGGCGCCCCAGGTGGCGTGATAGCCCAGCAGTTGGACGCCTCGTCCGGTTACAGCTCCGTAGGGCTGTACTCGAACGGCAGGTCCACGACTCACAAGGTGCACCAACTGGTCGCGGCGGCGTTCCTCGGCCCGCAGCCGAAGGGCCTCCAAGTTCGACACCTTGATGGCAATCCCACTCACTCGGCCGTCACCAATCTCGCGTACGGCACGCCTGCCGAAAATCAGTGGGATCGCGTCGCGCACGGGCGCCACTTCAACGCGAACAAGACCCATTGCCCCCAGGGACACGAATACACGCAGGCAAACACGTACACACTGCCATCGCGGCCTCGGACTCGGTACTGCCGGAAGTGCAAGACCATCGATCAGAGGGCGAGAAGGCGCGGACAGGCCGCTCCTGCGCCCACGGAGGCTGCTATCGCCGTCGGGGCGGTGGCGAGCGATGGCTGAGCCGATCGCGCCCGTCACACCCGACTACCTACGCCAACTGCGCCTAATGGTCGGCGACGGTGTTAGCGGCTACTCGAACAGCGCCGTCGCTTCGCTTATCGCTGAGATCGACCGGCTTCAGCGGATCATCAACAACGTCAGCGTCGACCTCAACGACGAGGCGTTTCCGATCGGCCATCGGATCGAGCACGCCGCCAGCCACCTGCTGGAGTGCCCGGAGGCCGTGTTCGGCGAGTTCCCGCACGGGCCGGACGCGGCAGCGAAGGCGGTGAGCGTCTGATGTTCGGTGGCGCACTGTCCTGGCTCGCACGGGACACACCCAAGACGCCCGCGACTCCCGTCACAGTCACCGCCTCAGGGCGCCTGTGGGACGGCCCTGGCCCCGAGGTCCCCGGCGCCCAGCGGCCCGCTGACGCACACCCAGCCGCCGGACACTGGTTCGAGCACGCACGGGACGCGGCAGCGCCGCGTGCGGGCCTCGCCGCCGAGACCCAGGCTGAGTACACGGGCGGCCTGCCGCCGCCGGAGGCCCTGGCCGCGACCGACCGAGCCGAGCGGGAGAGACTCGACGGTCTCCTCTACGGCCGGGCCCCAGCACCGGAAATGGACCCGAACTGGGGCGTGGGCGCCACGAGCCTGGGCGCTGGCTTCGCCGACGGCGGACCGGTCGGGCACCCGTGCAGCGCCGACCCCGGCGAGGCCCGGCGTCAGGCCGACTTCCCCGAACCGCCCGACTACCACCGGCCCCCGACGTCGACTGGCCGGCTGCTGCTTGAGATCGACGTGCAGATCGCCGGGTCGCTCGCGTCGCGCAACCAGATCCTGCGCCGCCAGCTCGTCGACGAGCAGGACCGGCGGGAGCGGGCCGAGCGGCGTGTCGCCGAGCTGGATCTGACGGTGAAGGCGCTCGGCAAGCTGATCGCGCACGCCGCCGGGCACGACAAGACGGGCGGCGAGTGATGGCCACCTACAGCCGCCGTGAGCGCGTGACCCGCACCGTCGAGTTCACCGTTCCCGCGCAGCGCCCCTACGGCGCCTGCTGGGTCGAGGTGATGAAGGCCATCCGCGCGGCGATCCAGGAGTTTCGTGACCTGAAGTACCCGAACATCGCGCTCGACGTGTTCGAGCCGGGCGACGACGAGATCCGCATCCTCGCGGGTGACGACGAAGTGATCGTGTACTTCGAGGCGGAAGACGGTCCGTTTTGACCACGACCGCTATCTCCCTCAAGGGCCGCCAGCGCGACTTCGGTCCGCGTCTGGAGTGGGCGCCCGACATCGTGTACGTCGGGCGCCAGTGCACGCAGGGCGGCTGGCGGCTGCCCGCGTCGCAGTTCGCGAACCCGTTCCGCGCCCAGCGGGTCGGTGGCGCGGCGAAAGCGGTCGCGTTGTACCGGGAGTGGCTGCGGGGGCGGCCGGAGTTGGTGGCGGTCGCGCGGGTGGCACTGCGCGGCAAACGGCTCGGCTGCTGGTGCGCCAGCGGGATGGCGTGCCATGCCCGTGTGCTTGCGGAGATCGCGGACGGAGCGCAGCCGTGAACGAGGCGCGCCTCTACGACTCCAGCGGCGGGGACCAGATCGGAACTGTCCTGGTCCCCGCCGGCCCGTCCTGTGATGACACGTGTGACGCCTGCGGCGAGTGCCTGCACTGCATTCCGGAGTGCACCTACGACGTCGATGGCGTATGGGACGGGCCGCGTGAGCGACCGCACTTCTGGGTGGTGTACGCGGATCAGCTTGACGGGTTCATCGCGGCCCATCAGGGCGCGGAGATGAAGCCTTGACCACTCACCGCCTCGACACCGACGCCCTGCACTTGGCGATCTACGCCCGCATGCACGCCGAGAAGCTGACTGCCCGGCAGGTAGCCGAGCGGGTCGGGGTCAGCGCGTCCACCCTGACGCGGATCAAGCAGGGTCAGCGGCCCGACGCGGATGGTCTGGTGTCGCTGCTGGTGTGGCTGGGGCGCGGGGTCGAGGACTTCACCGTGCTGAACGCGGGCACGCCGCTGTGACCTCCCGTCCGCGCGACGAAAGCGCCCTCGGCCGTCGTCCGGGGCGCTCGCGTGCGGGCACGTCAGGAGTCGGCGGCCTCCGACCGCAGCGAGGCCAGTACCTCGTCGGCGTGACGCTCGGCCCACTCAGCGAGCCACGCGGGCACGATCGCCGCAGCCCGGTCCGTGCGATTGAGCACGTAGGTGATCGGCAGTTCGCCGAGTTCGTGCCGCGCGGCGCGCGCGTCCTGGCTGATCCGGCCGAATCGCTTGTACAGGTCTCCGGTCGCGATCTCGGTCGTGGTCACTCTGGCTCCTTGGGTCACGACGCGGATTCTACGCAATCTACTGAACATCGTAGCTTTCCCCATAGTCCTTAACAAGATGATCGTGGACTATCAGAACTTCAAGAAGTTCGGTAAGATTTAGAGCGAACTCCGCTAGGCAAGCGCGAACGGAAAAGAGCAGGCAGTGACGGTGGCCGTTGACCAGCGAGTTCCCCATCACAAGGGAGCGCGCCGTGGCTGACTCGCGGGGCTTCTTGAAGCTCACGACCGACTTCACCGAGCACCCGAAGGTCGTGGAGTCCGGGGGCGACGCCGGGTGGCTGCACGTGTGTGCGCTCGCGTACTGCTCGCGCAACCTCACCGACGGCATGATCCCGATCAGCCTCGTGCCGCGCCTATCTGACCGCGAGAACCCGAAGCAACTTGCCAGCACTTTGCTAGACGTGTGCTTGTGGCATGCGGCTGGCCACGACTGCAAAAGGTGCCCGCAGCCCGACGACCGGCACTACGTCATCCATGACTACCTGGAGCACCAGACCAGCGCCGCCAAGGCGAAGGAAATCAGCGAGAAGCGCGCTGTCGCAGGTCGCAAGGGTGCGTACGCGAAAGCTGCTGGCAATTTGCCGAGCAACTTGTCTAGCAACTTGCCAGACGCTGGCCAGGCCGTTGCCACTGGCAAATCGCTAGCAGAAGTAGAGGTAGAAGTAGAGGTACATAGGAAGAAGACTTCGTCTTCTTCTCGGCGCGCACAGCGCGGCACACGCATCCCCCCTGACTTCTCCGTCACCGCCGACATGGTCGCTTGGGCACGCACCAACGCACCCAACACCGACGGTCGCCGCGAAACCGAGAAGTTCAAGAACTACTGGACCGCCAAGTCCGGACGCGACGCCACGAAGCTCGACTGGGTCGCCACTTGGCGCAACTGGATGCTCAAGGCCGAAGACGACGCCATCGCGTCCGGCCGCATCCCCCTCCCCGCAGCGACGAGCGAGTCCACGCGCCCCGCCTGGTGCGGTTCGTGCGACGAGCGGACCCGGATGGCTGGCCCGGCGACCGCGCCGTACCGCTGCCCCACCTGCCACCCACTCACGCAGAAAGCGAGCACGACGTGACCGAGATCCCGACCCTCGCGCACGGTACCGCACCGGACTCTCAGACCCTCATCCGCCGCGTCGCCTCGATCATCCGTGAGCGCGCCACCAACGCCACCCCCGGCGACTGGGGCGACGACGCCAACGTCACGCACGGTTTCAGCGTCAAAGCCACGCACGAGGGCGAAACCTACTTTGTCGCGTGGACCGGCGACGAGGAGAACAACGACGGCGAGCCGACCAACGCCTACGCCGACCAGTTGTTCATCGCTGCGATGCAGCCACAGGTCATGCTCGCCGTCGCGGACTGGCTTGACCGGACCGCCGAACAGCATCCCGCGTCGTGGAATGTCAGCGAGTGCCCGTCGTGCGGCACTGGCCACTGCGGCCCGCACCCGGACACGCTCGGCTGCAACGAGTGCGCCGAGGACTACCCGTGTCGTATCGCGGCTCCGGCGTTCGAGCTGGCGCGTCGGTTCTGGAACGGTGTCGCGACGTTCACCACCGAGCTGGTGCCAGCAGTGCCCGTGGACGTGACCACGTGACGCCCGGTGTCCCCGTCGCCGATCTGACGGCCGCAGAGTGGGCCGCCGCCGCGCTCAAGCAGGCCGACACCGCCGGAATGCGCGTCGCGCTCATCGAGACCAGGCACCTGCGGGCGCTGCTCGCCGAGCTTGGCCAGTACCGCCTGATCGAAACCGCCGACCGGGAAGCCGCGCAACGCGTCCGCGACGAATGGGAGGCCGGCCGCCAGCCAACCGGCCAGTGCGAGGACTGCACCTGCTGCACCGCCTCCGGGTGCCACACCGGCCCCGGATCCACGTGCCCCACTAACCAGCTCGGGGACTCCGTGTGCCCCTGCACCGGAGATTGACGGCGATGACCGACCGCACCCCGCCGCAGGACCAGGGCGCCGAGATGGCCGCACTCGGCGGCATGCTCCTCAACAGGTACGCCATCGCCGAAGTCGCCGAGATCCTCACCGGCGGCGACTTCTACAAGCCCGCACACGAACAGATCTTCACCGCCATCCTCGACCTGTACGCCGACGGCCAGGGCGCCGACGCCGTCACCGTCTCCGCCCTCCTGGCCAAACGCGGCGAACTCGCCAAAGTCGGCGGCGCGGCCTACCTGCACACCATCATGGCCTGCGTACCCACCGCCGCCAACGCCGGCTACTACGCCGTCATCGTCCGCGAACACGCACTGCGCCGCCGCCTGGTCGAAGTCGGCACCCGCATCGCCCAGATGGGCTACGACACCGAAGACGGCGCCGACATCGCCGCGATCATCGACCGCGCCCAGGCCGAGACCCACGCCCTCGACCGGCCCGGCACCGGCGACGACGAACCATCGAACATCGACGCGTTCGACCGGATGCTCGGCGACATCGAGAACGGCGTCGAAACCGGCATCCCCACCGGATTCTCCGACCTCGACGCGCTCACCCGCGGCCTGCACCCCGAACAGCTGATCATCCTCGCCGCGCGGCCCGCCATCGGCAAATCAACAGCCGGGCTCGACATCGCCCGGCACGTCGCCATCCGCCACCGCCTCACCACCGCCGTCTTCAGCCTGGAGATGAGCCGCGCCCAACTCCTGCGCCGCGCCACCTCCGCCGAAGCCGGAGTCGAACTGCACCACCTCGCACCCGGCGCCATGTCCCCCCGCGACTGGGAACGCGTCGCCAACGCCCGCGAACGCATCGTCAGCGCACCGCTCATCATCGACGCCTCGTCACACCTGACCATGATGGGCATCCGCACCAAAGCCCGCCGCATGGTCCAGAAGCGCGGCCTGCGCCTCGCCATCGTCGACTACCTGCAACTGGTCAACGCAGGCGGCCGCCGCCCGGAGAACCGGCAGCAGGAAGTCGCCGAGATGTCCCGTGGCTTCAAGCTGCTCGCCAAGGAACTCCAGATCCCGATCATCGTGCTCGCGCAGCTCAACCGCGGCCCCGAACAGCGCGCCGACAAGCGACCGATGATGAGCGACCTGCGCGAATCCGGCGCCATCGAGCAGGACGCCGACGTGGTGATCCTGCTGCACCGCGAGGACGCCTACGAGCGCGAATCCCCGCGCGCCGGCGAGGCCGACTTCATCGTGGCGAAGCACCGCGACGGCCCCACCGCGACGATCACGGTCGCGTTCCAGGGCCACCTGAGCCGTTTCGTCGACATGGCCAAGCAGGACTGGACGCCGAGCAGCGCGCTGGCAGGCCGCTCATGACCACCGAGCCCGAGGCCACGACCGCCGCGGACTTCCTCGACGCCGCCACCGCGCGACTCGACGCCCTCTGCCGCGCACCTCTGACGGACGCCGAGCGCGAGCTGTGGCGCATCGCCGCCCAGCACAACGCCGCGCTACGGGCGATCGTCGAGCGGACGGCGGCGGACCCGCGATGACCACACCCGAGACCACCAGGCAGGAGCCGACCATGACCACCAGCGCCGCCGAAACGCAGACAGCCGACCGGCTTCTGATCGCCTGGACCGGGGACATCGCCCGCATCAAGGCGTTCCTCGACGCCCACGGCGCGTTCTACGACGAGCTGGCCACGCGCGGCCACGGCTCCACGTGGAAGGTCGCCATCCACCAGCTCACGCCCAAGCGCGGCGGCAACCGCGTCACCGCGAGCGTCGGCGACGTGCTCGTCTTCCGCAGCGCCCTGATCGAAGTCGACAGGCGCGAGCCCAAGCGACGCACACCCCCCCCCGAGCCGCCAGCCAGCCTGTACGACGCGCTCGCCGAGATCGAAGGCGAGGACGTGAAGTGAGCCTCACCTTCACCGACATCTTTTGCGGCGCCGGCGGGTCCTCGACGGGTTTGGTCGGCGCGGGCTTCGAGCTGAAACTGGCCGCCAATCACTCCCGGATCGCGATCTCCACGCACGCCGCCAACCACACCGCGGCCGACCACATCTGCGCCGACATCAACAACTACGACATGCGCCGCCTGCCGCGCACCGACGTGCTGTGGGCGTCCCCGATCTGTCAGGAATCTTCTCCGGCGGGCGGCCGCCGCCGCCGCGTCAAGGGCCAGCTCGCGCTCGACCTGGAGGAGTACGGCGCGGTCGAGACCGGGGCGTGGGAGCGCACCCGCGCCACCGCGTACGACGTTATCCGCGCCACCGAGATCCACCGGTACAAGGCGGTGCTGTGCGAGAACGTCGTGGAGTTCGCCGTCGACTGGGAGCTGTTCGACTGGTGGCGCTCGGGCATGGAGTCGCTCGGCTACAACTCGCAGGTCGTCTCCGTCTCCAGCGCGCACGTCGGCGCCGGGACCAACCCGCACGCCCCGCAGTGGCGCGACCGGATCTACATCGTCTTCACCCGCAAGGGCGTCCCGCTGCCCGACATCACACCGCGCCCGCTCGCCTGGTGCGCGGCCTGCGGCGAGGACGTGCACGCGGTTCAGGCGTGGCGCAACGGCCGCAAGATCGGCAAGTACAAGCAGCAGTACGACTACCGCTGCCCCAACGCCGCCTGCCGCCACGCGGTCGTCGAACCCTACGTACGCCCCGCCGCGTCGGTCATCGACTGGTCGAACACCGGCACGCGCATCGGCGACCGCGCCCGGCCGCTCGCCGCCGCGACCATGGACCGCATCCGCGCCGGCCTGGCGATGTTCCCCGAGACCCGCACCGTGCTGACCGTCAACCACTCCGGCCACGACGGGCGCGCCTTCCCCGCCGACGCCGCGCCGCTGCCCTCGCGCACCGTGAAGATCGGCGAGGGGCTGCTCGTTCCCTCCGGAGGCACCTGGAACACGGCGCCCACCAGCACCGCCGAGCCGATGCGCACCCGCATGGCCAACCCGAAGGGCTTCGAGGCCCTGGTCGCGGCGCCGTTCGTGATCGAGTACCGCAACCACGCCACCGCGGCCCCGGTCGACGACCCGCTCGCGACCGTCACCGGGCAGGGCAACCATCACGGCCTGGTCGTGCCCGGCGCGTTCTACGTCAAGCATTACGGCGGAGGCGCCCGGCCGCAGGACATGTGCCGCACCGTCGACCACCCGTTCGGCACGATCACCACCTCCGACCACCACTCGCTGGTGATCCCGTACCGCAACGCCGCCCCGAAGACCACCGCGCAGCCGTTGCACACCATGAGCACCGTCGACTCCGCCGCGCTCGTACAGGGCGCGGTCGAGATCGAGGACTGCTACTTCCGGATGCTCCAGCCCCGCGAGCAGCTGCTCGCGCAGCGCTTCCCCGCCGAGTACATCGTGCACGGCACCAAGGGCGAGCAGACCATGCAGGCCGGCAACGCGGTGTCCTGCAACGTCGCGCAGTGGATCGGCGAGCGTGTCGCGGCGGTACTCGGATGACCGCCCGCACCGCGCGTAGGCCCACGCCACCCGAGACGACCGCGCCGGCCGGAGTCCTCATCGACCTCACGCTCGACGTCGCCCCCATCCCCAAGGGGCGCCCCCGCGTGAACACCCGCACCGGGCAGGCGTACACCCCGGCCGCGACCCGCGCCTACGAGCAGCGCATCGGCTGGCTGCTGCGTCAGGCCCGCGTGCCGTGCGCCCGGAGCGGCGAGTTGGGCGTGACTGCGGTCTTCCACCTGGCCGACGGGCAGCGCGCCGACGTGGACAACCTCGCCAAGGCGCTGCTGGACGGCGCCAATGGGATCGCGTACCGGGATGACGCGCAGGTCACGCAACTCGCCGCCCGGATCGTGCGCGGTGACGGGCTGCCGCGAATCCGCCTGACCGTGTACCGCCTAACTCCTGGAGAGACCGAATGAAGCGCTACGCCCCGCTCGCCCTGATCGGCTACGCCGCCGCCATCGTCGCTGCGAACTACCTGACCGCACACCACGGCCTGATCCCGGTCGGCTTCGGCCTGACCGCCACCGCGGGCACCTACTGCGCCGGCGCCGCACTCATGCTGCGCAACCTCGTGCAGGACAGTCTCGGCCGCCGGTTCATCGTGCTGGCCATCGCAGCAGGCGCAGCGCTATCGGCCCTCACGTCCCCGGCGCTCGCGCTCGCCTCCGGTGTCGCGTTCGGTGTCAGCGAACTGGCCGACACGGCGCTCTACACGCCGCTGCGAAAGCGCGGCTGGGCGCGCGCCGTTCTGCCCGCGAGCCTGCTCGGCGCGATCCTCGACTCCCTGCTGTTCCTCGCCATCGCCGGATTCCCCGTCACCGTGCGCGGCGTCGCCGGGCAACTGGTCGGCAAGACGTGGGCCGTCTGGCTGCCGGTCGCAGCCGTGACGCTGGCGCGGGGGGTGCGGCGTGGTCCGGTACATGGGGACGCCGTCGAGTCCAGCGGTGCGTGACGCGATGCGCACCGGGCTGCTCGACTGCATGACCGGCCCGTACCAGGGCAACGTGCTGCCCGCCGACGTGCCCTGGGGCGCGGACAACGGCCGCTTCGCCAAAGACGGCCCGCGCGGGGACTGGATCGGCCACGGCGCCTGGTACGAGTGGCTGGCCGGGCAGGTGGACCGGCACGGCGCGACCTCGTGCCGCTTCGCGGTCGCCCCCGACATCCCGTTCTCCGCCGCGGGCACCCTCACCGAATCGCTGCCCTGGCTCGCGAAGATCCGCGACCTCGGCATACCCGCCGCGTTCGCCGCACAGAACGGCTGCAACCTGCTCGGCGTCCCGTGGGACGACCTGGACGTGCTGTTCCTCGCTGGCGGCCCGGCCTACCCCGGCGCCCCCGAGTGGAAGACCGGCGAAGTCGCACTGCATCTCACCTGGGAAGCGCACGAGCGCGGCAAGTGGGTGCACATGGGCCGCGTCAACAGCCGCAAGCGCCTGACTATCGCCCGCAGTTTCGGTTGCGACTCCGTGGACGGCACCTACCTCGCGTTCGGCCCCGACATCAACCTGATGCGGCTGCGCGGGTGGCTCGACGCCGCCGACGAGCGCCCGATGCTCACCGAATTCGACCGACGCCGGGCGTTCGCCGCCGCCGACACCACCGAGACGAAGGACTGACCGATGATGAACACCCAGACTGCCCCGTACCCCCACGCGCTGGCCACCCTGATCGAGCACCTGCAGTACCGGCCCGGCTTCCGCATCTGGCTGACCGACCCGGACTACGACCGAGGGCAAGGCAGCAAGGGCCTCACGCTGATCGTCCAAGCCAGCGTGCCGGACAGCTACCACCCCGAGCGCCAGATCACCGTCAACCACCTCTTCCCCGTGCCGCCCGCCGCGTACGACGAGCGTTCATGGCAGCGGTGGCTGTTCGACCGCCTCGGCGAAGTCGAGACGCACGAGCGGTGCGAGTTCTTCCGGATCGACGGCTACCGCCCCTATGCACCCCATCACCAGCCAGGCGCTGACCCATACACCATCTACGAGGTAGGCACATGGGCGGAGGTGGACACCGATTTCCGAGGAAAGCGCAACCATCCCGATTCCACATCGGCTGAACCGGATCGACCCGGCGGCACGAACGGCGTGGTGTGATGCGTGCAATCAAAGCGTGGACATCGCCAAGTCAACCGATAGATGCGGCTGGCAATGCGGCCCGGCAGACCGGGAACGCGCGCGCAGATGGCGCGCGGAGCATCCCGACCGGGAGCGTTCATCCAAGGCGGCAAACCAGGCCCGTGACCCCGAACGGTGGCGAGCGCAGAAACAAGCCAGCTCAGGCCGCTACTACGCCAAGAATCGCGAGCAGATCAACGAACGCGCTCGCGCCAAAACGGCCGAACTGCGAGCGTTGGCCATTGCCGCCTACGGCGGACGGTGCTCCTGTCCTGGCTGCCACGTTCACCACGCCGAACTGCTCACGATCGATCACATCAATGGCGGCGGCAACGCACACCGCAAAACCATCGGCCGCGGCAGCAAGGACTTCTACCGCTGGCTCCAGCGGCAGAGTTACCCGCCTGACTTCCAAGCCCTTTGTGGCTCTTGCAACTTGGCCAAAGCGGACCGGGCGCAGTGCCCCCTGGTCGGCCAAGAGCACTGAGCTGGACCAGCGGACGAGCTTCCGCGGCGAGCTGGCCGGGGGCGCCGACACGAGCGGGACGGGGGCGTGACCGTGACCGACCCGACCCCCGACTACGGCGACCCGTCCGAGTGGGACGACGAATGGCCCGAAGGCATCCCCGCCCGGATCGCCGACGAACTGCGCGCGCTCGGCTGGAACGTCACCGGCTGGAGCGACGGCGCCTTCGAGATCGCGCTGCCCCCGTACCACGAGACCGGTGTCTGGCTCGGCGGCGGCGGGCGACTGTGGACCGGACTGCTCGAAAGCGACAGCACCTGTCGCAACCCGGTGCAGGTGACCGCGAACCCGTCCGACCCCGGCGAGATCGCCGCGAACGCCGATCCGCTGCTGAAGGAGATCGCCAAGAACGCCGAGCGGATGGCCGCGGCGATCGCGGTCGGCGTGATCGGGGCGTTCCTCGAAGCCCTCGCCGCCGACCCGCAGCCTTGGGGCGACCCGGCCTACCCCGCCGGGATCGCCGGTCCGGACGGGATGATCCACCTGACCGAGTACGCGCTGCGCACCCTGCACACGAAGTACTGGGACTACCGGACCCGGCTTCGCGAAGCTGTGGCCGAGCGTGACGCACTGCGCCGCGAACTCGGCGTCATCACCTCCCGTCCCGACGTCCGCCAGCTTGTCGCGAGCCTCCAGCGGCTCGTCACGCGGCCCGTCACCGTCGCTGACGCGTCCAGCGCCATGGTCGTCACGACGATCCGGCACCTCGTCGGTCAAATCGCGCTGGGGCTCGGCGTGGGCGGCCAGGCGCCACAGGGCGCCTCACAGGGGCACGCTGAGCGGCCTGGGCCCGGTTCCGGACAGTTGGAGACGGAACACGCCCATCCGGGCCCGCAGCGGGCCGCTGGTGACGTCGGGGCGCCCCGCGCCTCGGACGTCGGCGTGTTCGAACAACTCACCGACGCGCCCGGCGCCATCGCCACCGCCGACGTGCACGCCCAGATCGCAGCCGACAAGCGGACGCCCCCGACCTGCGCAGGTTGCGATCTCCCCGAGACAAACTGCGCGTGCGGATGAACGCCCGCTACGCCGCCGGGACCGAGGTCCCCGCTGACCGGTCGATCTCCGAGATCCGCCGCACCCTGCGCCGCTACGGCGCCACCTCGTTCGCATTCGGCGAGGATGAGCACGGCGCAGTCATTGGCTTCGCCGCGCACGGCCGCAAGGTCCGCTTCGTGCTGCCGATGCCCGACCCGCACGACGAGGCGTTCACCCTCACCCCGACCCGCAAGCGCCGCACTGACACGGCCGCGGAGGCGTTGTACGAGGCGGCGGTGCGGCAGGTCTACCGCGTCTTCGCCCTGGTGATCAAAGCCAAGCTTGAGGCTGTCGAGTCTGGGCTGGTCGAGTTCCAAGCCGAGTTCCTGGCGCACCTAGTGCTGCCGGGTGGCCAGACCGTTGGAGACGTGGTCGGCGGCAAGGTTGACGAGGCGTACGCGACCGGGCAGGTACCGGAGCTGATGCCCACCTACCGGCGTGAACTCGACGGCGGCCATCGATGACCCGCCGCCTGCGCACCGACCGGATGCACGCCCGCGCCCGCGGCATCCGCACCATCGCGCTGCTACGCGACTCGCTCGCCGACATCGCCGCGAAGGTCCACAGCGGCGAGTGGAGTGTCGGCCGGGCGCGCGTCGAACTCGGGCTGCCCCCAACTCCCGAAGCCCTTAACCCGAACGGAGCCACCGAACGATGAGCACCCTCACCCCCGAACAGGTCGCCGTACACACCGTCACCGACTTCCTACTCAACCTCACCGGACCCCTGACCATCACCCAAGCCACCCACCAGGCCCTACGCGAACTCCTGCTCTGGCACATCACCCTCGACAGCGACGAGCCAGAGGACAACCGGCTCATCGCCAATCTCGCCAAGGCCTTCGACGTCGCCAACACCCCCGCCACAGCGGACCCGGAAACCACACGGCAGCTCACCGCCATCGCCCAGCAACTCGACATGCTGTTCCGAGTCGCGGCCCAATGCGCCACCTGCGCCGCCGAGATGCGGCAAGGCGCACGACCCGCAGCCAACGTCGTGAACGTGATCGTCGACGGCACCGGCTACTGCCACGAACACGTCGACCTCGTGGGCGGGCGGTTGGTGCCCAAGACGAGCAGCGGCCTGTACGTGCCGCCCGGACGGGTGGGCTGACATGGCCGACGCCACGCCTGACGCGAAATCCGGAGGTCGTAGCGCCGTACCCCTAGGCGCAACTGGCGAAGCGGTGCGAGAAAACATCAGACGACTGCGCGCGGCTCAGGGCTTTTCGACACGCCAGCTTGAGCTACGGCTGGCCATGCTAGGTCGGCCGATCCCCTCATCAGGGATTACGCGGCTGGAGTTGGGGCAAAGGCGCGTGGATGTCGACGACCTCGTGGCGCTCGCTACAGCCTTCAACGTGACACCTGGGCAACTACTCACCCCGTTCGACTGCACCGTCTGCCACGGCCAACCGCCAGCAGGATTCACCTGCCAGACCTGCGGCGCGGAAGGGTAATCATGACCGACGATCCCGCCGCTGAGCGTGCCCGCTTCGGCGTCCTACGCGCCATCGCCACCCGCCTCACCCGCGACGCCTGGACACGCACCCACTGCACCCACACCCTCGCCCACGGCGGACGCGGAGTCGCCCACAACCCCGCATGCAACCAGGGGCCGATCCGCATCCGATGGAGCGGACGCGCGCGCGACGCGTTGCCCGACCTCCGCAACAGGTAACGGAGGCAGCCCGCAGGACCGCCGCAGATACTTCCACTCCCAACCAAACCGCCCCGCACCCACAACCCCAACACCTCTCCCGCGCAGCCCCTCCGCCACGCCCCTGAATCGGTTACGATCCCACACAGTGAGCAAGACTCAGCAACCGACCACCGGGGAGCAACCATGGGCAGCATCGTCCAGGCCGCAGGCACCGAACTGCACAACCTCATCAGCACGCTCGAAGCCGAAGAGCACGCGCTCGCCGCACGGTTCCGCGCCGCGTTCGACGCACTCAAGGCCGACGTCCCCGAACTCGCCCACACCGCCGCCACCGACGCCGAACAGGTCGCCCAGACCGCCGAAACCCAGGGCCTCGCCGCCGCCGAGAAGACCGCCGTAGGCGACGCACAGAACCTCGCCACCGAGGCAGGGCACGACGTCGAGACCGCCGCCAGCGCGACCACGACCCCGCAGCCCGAACCGAACCCGACGCCGGCCGAACCCACCGCCTGATGTACCAGCCGCAACCCGGCGACATCGGACTCACCCAGATCGAAGGCCGAGTCGGCCGCCTCATCCGACTCGGCCAATGGCTCAACGGCACCGGTTTCGCAGACTATGAACACGCCTTCGTCTACCTCGGCAACGGGCAGATCATCGAAGCCGAACCCGGAGGCGCACGCATCGTCGAACTCACCGAATACGACCAGCGCACTCTCGCCTGGCTCAAGTGCCCGCCGCAGTACGGCGAAGCCGTCGCTGCGGCGGCACACACGCTCGAACACGTGCCCTACTCGGCCGCCGACTACCTCGCCATCGCCGCCCACCGGCTACACCTGCCGCTGCCCTGGCTCAAGACGTACGTGGCCAGCAGCAAGCACCTGATCTGCTCCCAGCTGGCCGACCGGGCCGCAGCCATGGGCGGATGGCAGCTCTACGACGACGGACGCTGGGACGGGTACGTCACACCCGGCGACCTGTGGGAACTCGTGCAGCGGCAGAACAACGCGGCCACCGCAACCTCGGCGTGAGGCTGAAACACAGGAGTTGAAACGTGACCGGCGACCCGCAAGCGGACAACGCCCGTCTGCGCGCCCAGGTCGCCGAGCTGCGGGAACGCGGGTTCACCTACCGCGCCATCGCCTACGAACTCACGATCTCCCCGGCCACCGCGTGGCGATACCACGAGGCGTGGATCCGTGAACTGCGGCAGGGCAGTATCGACCTGCAAGCGCGTGCCGAGGCCGCGCTGCGCGAGCAGCACGAGATGCTGCGGACCGAGCGCGAGCGGCTGGAGATGGAGCGGGACGCCGCCATCGAGGTGCTCACCGCCCAGCACCTGATGGTCTCCAACGGCGTCCTGATCCGTAACGAGGAACACGAGCCGCTGGAGGACGACGGGCCCGCGCTCGCCGCGCTGGACCGGCTGATCCGGATCCGGGGCGACCTGGTCAAGCTGGCCGATCATGAGGCGAAGCTGCTCGGGCTGTACGCGAAGACCGAGGTCAACGTCAGCGGCGGCGTGACGTACCGGATCGTGGGCGTCGACCCGCAGGACCTGACGTGACCACGGCCGGGCCGACGTGGGCTGACCTTGTGCGCGAGTTCGAACGCATCCCGCGCCGCCTGTCGCAGCCGCGCCCCGTCTTCCCGCAGGACTGGGACCTCAGCCTAGCCAGGCGGCCGTCGGTGCTGTCCACTGAGTACCCGTTCACGATCCGCTACGCGGCCAGCGTGTGGGAACAGTTGCACCCGATCGGCGAGCTCTTGCGGCCCCACCGCATCCACTACCTGCCGAACCCGCGCAGCAACGTACGCAAGCGATGAGCGTCGCCGACACGGTCGTCCGCTTCGAGCCGCGCGGCGCCGTCCTCGACGCGTTCCGCTCCAAAGACGGCGAGCTACTGATCAGCGGCGCGGCCGGCACGGGCAAGTCCGTCGGCGCCCTGATGAAAGTCCACCTCGCGATGCTCAGCACCCCCGGAGCCCGCGCCCTGCTCGCCCGTAAAACCCACGCCAGCCTCACCGCATCGACCCTGGTCACCTTCCGCCAGAACGTCGCCGCCGAAGCCCTCACCGCAGGCATCGTCAAGTACTACGGCGGCTCAGGAGCCGAAGCCGCCGCCTACCGGTACCGCAACGGCAGCACCATCGTCGTCGGCGGCCTGGACCGGCCCAGCCGCCTGCTCTCGACCGAGTACGACCTCGCGATGGTCGACGAAGCCACCGAAACCGACCCGGAAGACATCGACACGATCATCACCCGGCTGCGGCACGGGCGACTGTCGTATCAGCAGCTGCTGATGTGCACGAACCCGGCCGGCCCCACGCACCACCTCAAGGCGCGCGCCGACGCTGGCCGCGCCCGGATGCTCTACAGCCGCCACGAGGACAACCCGCGCATGTTCCAGGACGGCGCGTGGACTCTGTACGGGCAGACCTACCTGGCGCGCCTGGAGACGCTAACCGGGGTGCGTTACCAGCGGATGCGCTGGGGGAAGTGGGTCGCGGCCGAGGGTCTGGTGTATCCGGATTGGGATCCGGCGGTGCACCTGGTGGACCGGATGCCTCCGGGCTCCGAGAACTGGCAGCGGTGGTGGGGCATCGACTTCGGGTTCTCCAACCCTTTCGTGCTGCTGTGCTTCGCCGAAGACCCGGACGGCAGACTGTGGCTGTATCGGCAGATTTACATGAGCCACAGGCTAGTGGAAGACCATGCCAAGCAGATCAAGGCCATCGTCTGCCCCGACGGCGTGTGGCGTGAGCCGCGCCCGCGTGGCATCGTCGCCGACCACGACGCGGAAGACCGGGCCACCTTCGAACGCCACTTCGGGATGTCCACCACGCCCGCGCGCAAGTCCGTCTCGGATGGCGTCCAGGCGATGCAGGCCAGGTTGCGTGTCCAGCCCGATGGCAAGACGCGCTTCTACGTGGTGCGCGGCAGTCTCGTCGAGCGTGACCCGGAGCTGGTGGAGGCGAAGAAACCGACCTGCTTCGAGGACGAGATCGCGGAGTACGTGTGGCCGCACGACGTGAAGCCGGACAAGCGGGAGAACCCGGTCAAGGAGAATGATCACGCTATGGACACGGGCCGGTACGTGACTGCGGAGCGGGATCTGGGTGGCCGCCCGAGGGTGCGCGTCCTCGGCTAGGCGGCGTAGCGGGTGGCGCTGGCCAGCAGCTCGGCGGCGACCCGGTGGTAGCAGCGTCCGCTGTACCGGTGTCCCGAGCAGGTGCAGGAGCCCTCAACCGTGTCGATGATGTATGTGTTGGTGCCGTCGCTGGAGGTGGCGAACCATAGGCCGGGGCGGCTGCCGGGGATGATGCCGTCGGTCTCGATCAGGTCGATCGCGTTCGTCTTCGCTGACTTGGCGTCGCGGAATGCGGTCAGGTCGACGACCTCGGCGCGCAGGAGGGCGGGGAGGGTGATGCGCTGGTGGAGGGATGCGGTGTCGATGACCCAGCGGCCGTGCTGCTTGGTGGCGGTGATGGCGCCGTAGCGGGCCCAGGTGCGGATGGTTGCGGGGGTGACGCTGGCCATGCGGGCTGCGGTCGCGGTATCGGTGGTCTCCGTCGTCATGTCTACATAGTATGCCTACCAACTATACATGTCAACGAGGTAGGCCTAGAGACAGGGCATACAGACTGTGCAATCATAGGCTTATGCCCGAACCCGACGACCGCATCCGCAAGCTCCGCGCCGAACGCGAGAACCTGCTCGAACAAGCCGAACAGTTACGCCAGCAGATCCTCGCCGAGGTACGCGGAGCTTTCCCCGCCGAAGGCAACCCGCCGCGCGGGATGCTTACCCGTATGGTCAACGCCACTGGCTGGACGCGGGCCTATGTCTCCGACATCCGCAAGGGGAAAGTGACCTGATGACCGACATCCACCAGTTCTTGGCTGCACGACTCGACAAGGCTGAGGCCGCCGCGCACGCCGCCGCGCAATCCACCGCCAGCACCGCCGCAGCCGAGGACGGCGGTGAGGCGCCGCGCTGGAGCACCGTCGCCGGCACGAAGCTGTGGTCCGACCCGGACGGGCGCATGTTCGGCGAGACCGGCCACCCCGCGTCGGCCGCGCACATCGTCTACTGGGATCCGGCCAGGGTGCTCGCCGACATCGCAGCCAAGCGCGCGATCCTGGCCAGCCTTGCCGTCTCCCGCAGCGACATCGAAGGCGCGCTCGCGAAACTCCCCGACGACGCACCGATCGAGGTGAGCGCAGCGCTCATCTCCACGCTCGGCATGATCGGCGTCACAGAGAAACGGCTCGCCGATCCGTTTGCCGACCACACTGACCACGAACCGGCGTGGAAGCTCGATGCCTGACTGGTCCGGCCTGACGCCACGCGAGACAGCCGCCCTCGACCAGTTCGGCGCCAAGTTCCGCGACATACAGCAAGAACTGTGCGCCTCGCTCCAGCGAACCGGAGACGCCCTCACCGCCATGTGCACCGCCCTCAAGGACTTCGGCGATGAATTGCAGGTCACCGGATTCCAACTCGCGATCGAGGACCAGGAGGCGCTCGCCGAGCACCCGGACCTTCTAGACGCTGATCGGCACCTTGACGACTGGTACGGAGGCTGACGTGCGTTTCTACTTCGACTACTCACGCTCTATCCGCTGCCGGTTCGGCCGCCACGACCAGGGCGACGCGGAACACGGATGTCAGGGCGGCTTCAAGCCACTGTTCCGTGGCTGCGCAAGGTTCTGCCTGTGCCCGTGCCACGAGCGGCCGTCGAGCGCGCTGAGATGGGACGATCCACGCTCCGCCGTGCGCTACCGCAGCCCGCTCACGTATGACGCGCCCCGACGACGCGCGACCGATTAGCCCGTCCCGCCCCCTGTAGCGCCTCGGCTGAGCTTCCCGGCCGGGGCGCTGCTCTATGCCGCCGTCGCGGAAGGTGCGGGACTCGAACCCGCAACGGTGTCACCCGTGACGCTTTAGCAAAGCGCTTGGCACGCCAGATGCCAGACCTTCCCTGCGGAGGATGCGAGAGTCGAACTCGCCGCCGTGTTACCGGCCACGCTTTTCGGGAGCGTTTGGCATGCCACGTGCCGAATCCTCCTGGTCGCCGCCATCGTAGCGGCCCAGCGCCATCTGCTTCCGCAAATACTGAGGCATTGATACTGTTCGGATAGCGGACAGTGAGTCATCCTCAGCGAACGGCGGGAGGCGGCAATGGCATCCACCACCGCAACCGCCCCCACGACGCGCACACCCACCGGTCGGCGGCGGCTGGCAGGCGTGCGCACCGCCCTGGCGTCAAGGGTCCGCCAGGGCGTAGCGATGGCCAGCGCGGCGCGGAACCGCCTACGGATCCCCGCGCTGACCATCGCCGGACTCGGCTGCTTCGCCGCCGCCTGGTTCCAGCTGGGACTGTTCGCCGGACTGCTCGCCACGAGCGTGAGCGTGTTCGTATACCAGTGGCTCACAGCGCCCGAACCAGACAGCAGCAAGCGCTGATGGCGCGCACCCTCATCGGCGCGATCGCCCAAGCCCTCACCACCAAAGCCGCCGACCCCCCGGTCCCATACGCCCGCACCGGGTACACCACCGCCTACCTCCAGCAGGGCACCAGCGACCCCACCGCGTACATGCGCGCCTACGGCGGCAACGGCACCGTCTTCTCGATCGTCTCCATGCTCGCCAGGCAGACCGCGAAAGTGCCCTGGCACCTCTACCGCGCCGCGCCGCAAGACGGACGCCGCCGCTACACCACCGGCGACAAAGGCTCGGATCAGCGCGTCGAAGTGTTGCAGCACCACGCCATGAACCTGTGGACCAAACCCAACCAGTGGACCACCGGCTACCAGTTCCGGGAGTTGGGCCAGACCTACCTCGACCTCACCGGCGAGGACTACATCGTCATCGGCCGCGACCCCCGCGCCACGCTGCCCATGTCGCTGTGGCAGGTGCGCCCCGACCGGATGGAACCCGTCCCGCACCGTGAGAAGTACCTGGCCGGCTACGTGTACACGGGTCCGTCCGGCGAGCAGGTGCCGCTGCAATGCGACGAGGTCATCCAGCTCAAGTACCCGAACCCGTTCGACCCCTACCACGGTTTGGGGCCGATCCAGTCGATCCTCGTGGACGTTGACGCGGCGAAGTACTCGGCGCAGTGGAACCGGAACTTCTTCCTCAACTCCGCGGTGCCCGGCGGTGTGATCCAGATCGACAAGCGGCTCGACGACGACGAGTGGAACGAGTTCACCAACCGCTGGCGCGAGAGCCACCGCGGCGTCGGAGCCGCACACCGCGTCGCCGTGCTCGAACAAGGCGCGACCTGGGTCCCTAACGCGCACTCCGCCAGGGAGATGGACTTCGCGAACCTGCGCAACATCTCCCGCGACGTCATCCGCGAAGCGTTCGCCATGCACAAGGCGATGCTCGGCACCGTCGAAGACGTCAACCGCGCCAACGCCGAAACCGCGCAGGAACTCTTCGAAGCGTTCCTGATCACCGACCGGCTCGACCGGTGGCGCGACGTCCTCAACTGCTTCTACCTGCCCCTGTTCGGCAGCACCGGCGACGGCGTGGAGCTCGATCACGACGACGCCGTCACCGGCAACCGTGAAGCCGACGCCCTCGAACTCAAGAGCAAGGCCGAGGCCGCGCAGCGGCTCATCGACTCCGGCCTCGACCCACACGACGTGCTCGAAGCCGTCGGCCTACCCGACATGGGCGTCGTCGAGCAAGCCACCCAGGCGCCTGCGCTCCCCCCGGCATGGGTGCCCGCCGCGCCACCCGAGGCCGCCCCGGCCGCGCCCGACGTCGACGCGCTGCTCGCGAAGTACATGCCCGAACTGCGTGAACTGCTCGAATCCCGTGCCGCCTGGAACACCCTCGCGGGCGCCCGATGACAACCGCCAGGAGGAGAGCAGCGTGAACGTCGTACAGCGCACCCGCCGACGCCTGAGCAACCTGCTCGCCCACCAGCAGGCCCCGGCCGAACGCGGCTGGTACCGCATCGTGCGCAACACGGCAGACGCGACGGCCCCGACGCGGGTGGACATCTACGAGGAGGTCGGCGGCGGCGGAGGCTGGTTCTCCGACCCTGGCGTTACCGCCGTCGACTTCGTCGCGCAGCTCGCCGCGATCACCGGCGACCTCGAAGTGCACATCAACTCCCCCGGTGGCGACGTTTTCGAGGGCCTGGCGATCTACAATGCGCTCGCTCAGCGGCCTGGGAGCGTCACCACGATCGTCGACGGCCTCGCCGCGTCGGCGGCGTCGTTCATCGCGATGGCCGGCACGCAGCGTGTGATCTGCCCCGGCGCGATGATGATGATCCACGACGCGTCGGGGCTGTGTATCGGCAACGCCGCCGACATGCGCGAGTTGGCCGATCTGCTGGACAAGGTCTCGGACAACATCGCCGCGATCTACGCCGCGCACAGCGGGCAGCCAGCCGGATGGCGCGACGCGATGCAGGAGGAGAGCTGGTACACCGCCGACGAGGCGATCGCGGCCGGTCTCGCGCACAAGCTCGCGCAGCGGCCCGCCGAGGGCGCGCTGGACGCGGCGGCGAAGTTCGACCTGTCGGCGTACCTGCACCCCCCGCGCCTGGCCAACGCGCCCGAGACGCCCGCAGGGACGCGCCACGGCCCGTTCACCGGCACCCACACCCACCCGCACGCCGCCAACGGCGCACAGGGCGAGGACGCCACCCACGAGCACGAGCATTCGCACGACGGTGACGCCGACCACGGGCACACGCACAGCGACGGCGCGAGCGACGCGGCGAAGGCCGCCCCCACGGCCGCGCTCAACCCGGAGCCGGCGCCAGTGGACGCCGACGGCGCCGGCGAAGACGACCACGCGGGGCTGCCCGCATGGCTCCGCGACCACGCCACGCCCCTCCCGGCGTGGTTCAACCCCGCCCCGGAGGCGAAATGACGATCACCATTCCCGACTCCCCGGCGGGACTCGCCGAAGTCCTCAACGACGCCGGAAAGCTGAAGGACCTGTGGGCGTCCAAGGAGGCGCTCGGCGAGTTCATCGAGGGCTACGCCAAGGCCGTCGACAAGGCCGACCGCGGCGAGATCAAGGCGGAGGCCCGCGAGCAGATGCAACTCGTGCTCGCCGAGTACCTCAAGCAGTCCGGCGCCGAGAACGCGAACGCCCCCAAGGTCGACATGTCCGACGGGCCGGCGCACCGGCTCAAGCCGTACATCAAGGATCTGCCGTCCGGGTGGCGCAAGTCGCTGCACAACAAGCGCGCCTCGGGCGTGAAAGCGGACGGGATCTTCGAGGACACGAGCGAGTTCCTGCGCGCGACCTGGCACAAGGCGAGCCAGATGCGCGACTGGGAGAAGCTCGGCCCGAAGCTGGAGAAGCTCCAGGAGATCCAGAACAGCTACGGCTCGGAGGTTCCCGGCGACGGCGGGTTCCTGATCCCGGAGGAACTGCGTTCGGAGATCCTTCAGGTCGCGCTGGAGACCGCGGTCGTGCGGCCGCGGGCCACCATCATCCCGATGTCCAGCCTGCGCGTCCCGATCCCGATGATCGACGACACGTCGCACCAGTCGAGCATCCTGGGCGGTGTCGTCGGCTACTGGACCGAGGAAGCGGCGGGCTTGACCGAGTCGCAGGCCAGCTTCGGCCGCGTCGAACTCGATGCCAAGAAGTTGACGGCATACGCCGAGGTCCCCAACGAACTTCTGGCGGATGCCCCGGCATTCGAGGGCTTCTTCTCCGGCACCTTCCCCAAGGCGATCTCCTGGTTCGAGGACGTGGCGTTCCTCGTCGGGACCGGCGCCGGCGAACCGCAGGGCTTCGTCAATTCCCTGGTGTCCGTGTCGCAGGCCGCCGAGGGGGGGCAGCCCAGCAAGACGATCGTCTGGGAAAACATCATCAACATGTACTCCCGGATGCTCCCCACGTCGCTGGGCCGGGCGGTGTGGATCGCGAGCATCGACACCTTCCCGCAGCTCGCGACCATGTCCCTTTCCGTCGGTACCGGCGGCGGCCCGGTGTGGATCGGGAACATGTCCGGCGGCCAGGGCGGCATGGACACGCCCCCGGTCACCATCCTCGGGCGCCCGGTGTTCTTCACGGAGAAGACCGGCCCACTGGGTTCCGCCGGCGACATCAGCCTTGTGGACCTGTCGTACTACCTGATCGGCGACCGCATGCAGATGCAGGTCTCCGCGTCCCCGCACTACAAGTTCGCCAGCGACAGGACGGCCTACCGGGTCGTGTCCAGGGTCGACGGGAAGCCGTGGCTCCAGTCGCCCATCACCCCCCGCAACGGCGGCCCCACCCTCTCGCCCGTCGTGCAGCTCACGGCCCGCCAGTGAACGGCGTCAAGAACGTCCAGGCCAAGGACGCGCGCGCCGTACGCAAGGCCATCGACGAGAACGAAGAGTTCGTGCTGTTCGACGGCGACGAGCCCCTGTACCGGTGCACCCCGGTCGCGCAGGCGCTGGAGAAGGACGCCAAGCGCTTCCACTACTACCCGCACGACCCGGCCGAGTGCCTGTACACCTGCTGGCGCCACCCGCGGGTGGCCGAGCAGGCGCCGCACGACGAGCAGCCGGTACCGGCCACAACCCCGTAGCACCCCGCAGCGCGCCGGCAATCAACCCCCGGTGCCCGGAACAGCAAGCGCGCAGTGACGCCCGCGCCCAAGAACCCAGTCGGAGAGGCACGCCACCATGGCACAGGAATTCCTGGGCAAGTACGGCAACGTCCTGCTCGCCGCGTCCGGTGTCGCGATCAACATGAGCGAGTGCGTGGGTGTCGCGTTCTTCGGGACGAACGACAACACCTACACCCTCACCCTGTCCACCTCGTTCGGCGGCTCGTACAGCCAGCCGGCGGGGTGGAACCCGATCACGCACTACTACACCAACGCGGACAACGGCGCCGGAACCAGCGCCTGGTCGGACAAGGTGACGCAGGCCGCGAGCAACGTGGTGACGATCGCCACGGACATCGCGGTGTGCATCCACCTGTTCGGGTCGATGGTCCCGGACACGTACAAGTACGTGAAGTGCACCGCGTCCTCGCCCGGCGACGGCACCCTGGTCGCGGTGCTCTACGAGCTGAACGCGCCGCGCAAGCCGGTCAACCTCCCGAAGATCTCGGCGTAGGCGGCGGGCGATGGCGAACTTCAACTCGGGCAAGCAGCTGCGCAGGCTGCTGTACGGCACCCAGGTCATCAAGGCCGCGCAGACGCCCCCCAACTCGGGATCCTCGGCGACGCTGTTCACGGTCGCGGGCGGCATGGTCCTGGTCACGTCGCTGGTGGGCCGGGTCACCACCGTCCTGTCCGGGACGACCGGCGCGATCTCCCTCGGCGCCACCCCGACCGTGGGCGCGGCGGGCGCGCAGGTGGCGGGTATCGCGGCGGCCACGGTGGTCGGCGGCGGCGAGGTCGGGGCCGCGTTCGCGGTGGCGGCCACGATCGCCGGCGCCCCCACCACGCTGGCGAACGGCGGGGCGAGCGCCGTGGCGGGCAAGTCCCCGTTCCTGGCGCAGTCGGCGTTCACCGTGCAGGCCGGTGTCATCACGATCACCACGTCGGTCGCGACGATGACCGGCGCGATCGACTGGTACCTGACGTACGTGCCGCTGGACGACGGGGCGGCGGTTTCCTGACATGGGCGTGAACCCGGCCGCGCAGGCGGCGCAACTGTTCGCTTCGGCGTACGGGGCGCTGGTGACCGGCGGCGCGAAGACGCTGCCCGCCACCACGAGCGGCGACATTTTCACCGTGTCGGGCGGCCGGGTCATCGTCACGAGTCTCATCGGTGTCGTGTCCACGGCGATCCAGGCGCAGGCGACGATGCTGTCCGTGGGCAACAAGCCGACGGGCGGCGCGTCCGCCGTCGCGACGCTGTGCGCGACCGCCGACCTGAACGGCAAGCCGGTCGGCACGTCCCTGGCCGTGCCTCTGACCAAGGCCAGCGCGCTGATCGTGTCCGGTGCGGACGGGACGCTCGTGTGGAACGGCGCTTCCGGAGCGCAGGGCGTTGTGCTCGAATCGGGCGGCCTGGCGCTGGTGCCCGCCGGGTCGATCCAGGTGACCACCGGTGCGACGAGCACGGGCGCGATCACCTGGTCGGTGACGTACGTGCCTTATGACGCGGGCGCGACGGTGGTGGCTGCCTGATGCCGAGGATCACTGTCGCTGGCGGCCCGACCAACGCCGCCGCGCGGCCGGGCGAGGTCGGCTACATCGGGCCTGACGCCGCGGCCACAGAGGACGCCGCCGCGCCGGCACCCGAGGCGCCCGCTGTGCCCGCGGCGGCGCAGGGCACCGGACCGGGAACCTCCCCGACACCCGGTCCGGTGCCCGACTACGCGTCGATGACACTCACGCAGCTGCGTGAGCAGGCCAAGGAGCGCGGGCTGACGGTCGGCGGCTCCAAGGCCGACCTGACGGCGCGGCTGGCCGGTCAGGACCCTGTGGCGCCGGGCGGGGAGTCCTGATGGATATGAGCGTGTGGCAGTGCGGCGAATGCGGCTGCCAGAGCATCGCCTACGGCCTTGAGTTGTGCCCGCAGTGCGGGGCACCGAAGGCCGCTCAGGCACCTGCGGATGCCGCGCCGAAGCGCGCCTCGAAAGCCGCGGCGGCGGCACAGGGGGGTGCCTGACCGTGTCGTGGTTCCAGCTGCTCGATATCCGCAGGCAGGCGCGGGCGGAGTTCGAGCGCGACCCGATGGTCGTGGGGCCGCCGTCGGCGTGCCCGAACGACGGCGAGCCCCTGCTGCCGGGGCCGCCGTCGGAGTCCGGGATCTGGTTCTGCCCGTACGACGGCTGGCAGTACCCCCGCGACTGGGTGCGGCCTGAGCCGCCCGCGGGCCTGTTCGACGGGGTCGCGGAAGGACCCGGCTCCTACGGCGGACTGCCGTAGTTCGCGATGTGCGCCACAACTGAATACGCACTCCGAAGGCCACCCCGCCAGGGGTAATCGGACGAGAAAGCAAGGTCCAGTCGTAAGGAGGTGAACACGCCAGTGAAGGCGACGCACGGCCACACGAAGAAGCACGCCGGCGGGACGAAGCACGCCGGGTCGGCGAAACACAAGCCGTCGGCGGCGCAGCAGGCCGCGCGCAAGAAGTTCCAGCAGGCCGGTGCACACGCCGCGCACCTGCACGCCGTCGCCAAGCACCAGGGACACCCGAAACCGGCGAAGTGGTCGCCGTGCGCGGGCGTGGCGTGCTGCGCCGTGGAGGCCCTCGCCGCGTCCCTGCAACTCGCCGGCCACCCCGCCACCGGCGCGGACGTGCTGGACCTGTACTGGCGTATCACCGGCGACCCGGACGCCGGCGCGACGATCGAGGCGGCGATCGAAGCCGCCGCCGAGTACGGGCTCGCCGGCGTCCGACCGCTGGACGCCCGCCCCGCCAAGCGCCTGACGGACGGGGTGGTGCTCGGTGTGGACCTGGCGCAGCGGCACGCTCTGACCCTCGACGGGCACGGCGTGTGGACCTGGGGCCAGTGGCGCCCGGCGTCCTGCGGGCTGCTCGCCACGGCCAATGAGGCGTGGGAGCTGACATGGCCGTAACCACACCCGCCTACTGCTCCCGCGAGGACGTCAAACGGGCCGTCGACATCAAGGAAACGGCGCGCGTCAACTGGCAGATCGACCGCGCCATCCAGTCCGTCGCCCGCGTCATCGAGAAGCACCTGCACCGCCGGTTCTACCCCGAGGACACCACCCGCTACTTCCCGTGGCCGAACTTCCAGTACGCCTACCCGTGGGTGCTGTGGTTCGACCAGTGGGACCTCGCGATCCCCACCTCGGTCACCACCGGCACCGCAGGAGGCACGCAGGGCGGTGTCACGATCCCGCTCACAGTGTGCAACTTCGAACCGGTCAACTCGGGGCCGCCGTTCACCTACCTTGAGCTGCGCCGCGACATGAACTACGGCTTCGGCGTGGGCCCGACACCGCAACGCGACATCGCGATCACCGGCACGTGGGGGTACTGGGCGTTCACCGACCCGGCCGGGTCGCTCGCCGCCGCGATCACCACGACCACGGCGAGCGCTGTGACCGTCTCGGACGGGTCTAAGGTCGGCGTCGGCGACCTGCTGATCGTCGACTCCGAGCGGATGCTGATCTCCGACCGCTCCAGCACGGACACCGGGCAGACCAACCTCACCGGCATCACCACCGCGTCCAGCGGCGACGTCGCCATGGGCGTGACCGACGGCACGGCGCTGCACATCGACGAGGTCATCCAGCTCGACTCCGAGCGCATGCTGATCGTCGACATCACCGGCAACACCGCCACGGTCAAGCGCGCCTGGGACGGCACCGTCCTGGCCGCCCACTCGGCCGGTACGCACGTATACGCATTCCGCACCCTCACGGTGCTACGCGGGCAACTCGGCACCCAGGCAGCCACCCACCAGAACGCTGCGCCAGCCAGCATCCACCGCGTTCCGCAGCCGGCCCGCGACCTAGCGATCGCCGAAGCCACCAACCGGGTCACCCAAGAAATCGGCGGCTACTCCGACCCCGAGGGCGAAGGTGGCAGCGCCGTCAAGGGCCTCGGCAGTTCGCTAGCGGACCTGTGGGACGAGGCCGAGACCACCCTCGGCCGCAAGGCCAGGAGGCGCACGATCTGATGGCCTTCGACTATCAGGCGCTGGTCGACGCGGTGCAGTCCTACGCCGAGCAGACCGGCGTGTTCGAGAACCCGGTCGCCACCCACGAGCCCAAGTCCCGGCCGGGGCCGGGCGTGACCTGCTCGACGTGGGTCGAGGAGATCTCCCCCATCCCGGCGGCGTCCGGGCTGAACGCGGTCACCGGGCTGGTCACGATGACGGTGCGGCTCCAGACCCCGTTCATCCAACAGCCGGCCGACCAGATCGACCCGACGCTGATGCGCGCGGTCGGCGCGGTGATGGGCCAGTTCGGCGGCGGGTTCACCCTCGGCAACGTCGTGCGCAACGTGGACCTGCTCGGGATGCACTCGCAGGGGCTGCGCGCCAGGGCCGGGCACGTCAACCAGGACGGCACGAACTACCGGGCGATGGACATCTCCCTGCCGCTGATCGTCAACGACCTGTACGGGGAGGCGCCCTGATGGGCAGCACGATCAATATCCACGGGCCGCTGTTCGACGGGGTGGCCGCGAAGGAGCTCAAGACGGCGGTGCTCGCGGTGCAGAAGGAGGTCGCGGACTACGCGCTGTTCCAGTGGCAGCTGAACCTCGAAGGCTCGTTGCAGAACCCGACCGGCGCGTACCAGTCGCAGCTGAACGTGCTGCGCCGCGGCCCGGATCTGGTGGTGAACGACGGCTGGCCGGGTTCGGGGCTGGTGTACGGGCCGTGGCTGGAGGGTGTGGGCACGCGCAACAAGTCGACGCGGTTCAAGGGCTATTTCGCGTTGCGGCGGGCGGCTAACTCGGTTGCGCAGAAGGTCACCGTGATCGCGCAGCCGATCATCGACAAGTTCATCGTCAAGGCGAACGGAGTCTGACGTGGCCAAGCAGTCCGGCCTCGGGATGGGCGCCCTGGTGGGCGGCTACGACCTGTCCGGCGACATCATGTCCTTCTCGAAGATCTCCGGCTCGGTGGCGACCCTCGATGTCACCCCGATCAGCAAGTCGGCGTTCGTGCGGATCTTCGGGCTGCGTGACGGCGGTATCGACTTCAACACCGCGTTCGACTCCGCTGCCGGCGCCTCGCACCCCGTGCTCGCAGCGCTGCCGCGCGGCGACGTGCAGGTCATGGGGTGCATCAACCTCGTGGTCGGCGGCGAGGCTGCCTGCGAGGTCGCCAAGCAGATCGACTACAACCCGAACCGCGCCAACACGGGCATGCTCGACGCCGCCGTCACTTCCCAGGCCAACGGCTACGGCCTGGAGTGGGCGAAGCTGCTGACCGCCTATCTGCGTACGGACACGGCGGCGACGAACGGCGCGAGCTATGACAGCGCCGCGTCGTCGTCGTTCGGGTTCCAGGCCTATTTGCAGGTCACGGCGTTCACGGGGACGGATGTGACGGTCAAGTTGCAGGACTCGGCGGACAACGCGACATTCGCTGACCTCGCGGGCGGCGCGTTCACGCAGATCACGTCGGGCACGCCGCAGGCGCAGCGGATCGCGGTGGGCAACACGGCGACGGTGCGCAGGTACATCCGCGCGGTCACGGTCACTACGGGCGGTTTCACGTCGGTGACGTTCGCGGTCGCGATCAACAAGAACCCGGTGGCTGGAGTGGTGTTCTGATGTTCGATCAGCAGCCCAACCGGATCGCGCCGCTCGGCCCGTCGTCGGCGTACGTCACCTACGCGATCAGCATGCGCCCGGATACCGGGTTCCGGTTCACCTGCCAGGAGGTGGGGTGCGAGTACTGGCGTGAGGGCTGGGATTCGCCGGTCGACGAGCGCACCGAGCAGGGCCGGATGTGGGCGCACGTGATCCGGCACGAGTCGCGGCGCACGTTCAAGGAACTGCGGCGCGAGGACGGGGTGACGGTGTTCCGGTTCGACCCGTATCAGCGGTGTTTCCGGGATCACGACACGCTGCCGGATCTTTTCGTGGTGCGGGACGGGGACTGGCGCGGCAATCCGACCAAGCGCGGCCGGGTGCACGCCAACGGCCTGGAGTGGGCCGAGGACTTTCAGGAGCACGAGGGTGCCCTGGCCGATCTGCGACAGAGAGGGTGATATCAAGTGGCGAAGACTAGCGGCCTCGGCGCGACGGTGATCGTGGACGATGCGAGCAGTGTCGCTCAGACGATCAGCAACGACCTGACCGACTTCCAGTTCGCGACCCCGCGCGCTGTTCAGGACATTACAGGTGTTGACAAGTCGGCGCACGAGCGGCTGCTGCTGCTCGTGGACTACTCGGGGACGTTCAAGGGCGTGTTCAACACGGCGGCGAACATGTCGCACGCCGTCATGAAGACGATCCCGTCCACGTCGGTGAACCGGAACGTGAAGGTCGAGCCCACGAGCGGGTCGACGCCGTACCTGTCGTGCCTGTGCGTGCTGACGGACTACGCGCTCACGCGCTCGAACGCGGGTGACCTCACCTGGTCGGTGCCTGCAGCCTTGGCTGACGGCACCGTCCCCAGCTGGTCGTAAGGACACTGGTATGGGTTTCAAGGCCAAGAAGAAGCTGTACCTCCTCCGCTTCGCCGCCGACCACGACCTGGCCGGCCTCGAAGTCACCATGTCGTCGGTGTCCATGGGCGCGCTGCTCAGCCTCCAGGAGATGTCCACCCGGCAGGACGAGATCGTCCGGGACAAGACCCAGTTCCGGGAGATGATCGAGGTCTTCGCCGGGGCGATGATCGGCTGGAACCTTGAGGACGACTTCGACCGGCCGATCCCGATCACGGTCGACGGAGTGCTCACCCAGGACACCGACTTCATCATGTCGATCATCGTCGAGTGGACGAAGGCGATCTCCGGCGTGTCCCGCCCTTTGGGCGACGGCTCGACCTCTGGCGGGCAGTCCCCGGAGGCGTCGCTGCCGATGGAACCAAGGTCACCGAGCCCCCCGAGCTGAAACGCGCCCGCTTCGTCCTGAACGCGCTGGAGCGGTTCAACTACCCGTCCCTGGCCGCGCTGTACGCCGAGGACGCCGAACTGATGCAGCTGCTGGCCATCGAGGAGCGAGGGAGGCCCGAGAGCGATGACAGCTAACCTCATCGAGATCGTCATCTCGGGCAAGAACCTCGCCGGGCCCGCGATCAAATCCGCAGGGGAGCAGGCCAGCGGCCTGGGCGGCGTGATGGGCAAGATGGCCAAGTTCTCCGTCGAGGCGCTGGGCGCGGTGGCGGCGGAGTCGGTGCACATGGCCACCGAGTACGAGTCGTCCACCACCCGCCTGGTGACCTCCGCCGGGGAGCAGAACAAGAACCTGGACATGGTCCGCAAGGGCATGCTGGACATGGCCGGGCAGGTCGGGGTGTCGGCGCTGGATTTGTCGAAGGCCATGTACTTCGTCGAGTCCGCCGGGTTCCACGGCGCGGAAGGCCTGACGGTGCTGAAGGCCGCGGCCCAGGGCGCGGCGGCGGAGGGCGCGGACACCACGACCGTGGTCAAGGCGATGACCGACGTGCTGGTGGACTACCACCTGAAGGCGTCGGACGCGGGCAAGGTCACCTCACAGATGATCACGGCGGTGTCGTTCGGCAAGACCTCGCTCCAGGAGTTCTCCGGCGCGTTCGCGAGCATCGTCCCGGCCGCGTCCGCCGCCGGCATCTCGTTCAACGACGTGGCCGCCGCGCTCGCGGAGATGACCAACCACGGGTTCACCGCGAACCGCGCGTCCCAGAACCTCGCGCAGGCCCTGCGGTCGCTGCTGAATCCCACCGGGCCGATGACGAAGGCGTTCGTCGAGTTCGGGGTGTCCTCCGAGGAGCTGAAGAAGAAGCTCTCCGGTCCGAACGGCCTGACCGACGCCATGGAGTACCTCTCCCAGAAGGCGGAGAAGGCGGGCAAGGAGGGCACTCCGGCGTTCGCCGCGGCCTTGAAGCTGCTGATGGGTACCGCGCCCGGCGCGAACGCCGCGCTGGCCACGGTCGGGGAGAACTTCGACGCAACCAGCAAGGCCATCAAGGGGATCGGGAAGGCGAGCACCGATTCGAAGGGGCAGGTGCAGGGCTTCGCGGAGATGCAGGCGACGTTCGGGCAGAAGACGAAGGATCTGCGCGCGACCCTGGACTCGCTGATGATCGAGTTGGGCAACAAGCTTCTGCCGGTGTTCAAGGACTTCGCCGACGCGATGCTGAACCATCAGGGCCTGGTGCTGGACCTGGTCAAGGTGTTCGGGGTGCTGGCGGGTGTCATGGTGGTGGCGGGCGCGGCGATGAAGGTGTGGGGCGCCGTGACGGCGGTCGCGTCCGGCGCGATGAGTGTCGCGCGGGGTGTGATGTGGCTGTTCACCGATGCGTGTATCGGCACGCGGATCGAGTTGGCGGCGCTGGCGGTGCAGGAGAGGCTGTCGGCGGCGGCGGCGTGGCTGATGAACGACGCGGCGATCGGCACGCGGCTGGGGCTGATGGCGCTCGCGGTGCAGGAGTTCGCGACCGCGACCGCGGCGAAGGCCGCCGCCGCCGCGCAGTGGCTGCTGAACGCCGCGATGGACGCGAACCCGATCACGCTGATCGTGATCGCCATCGCGGCCCTGGTCGGCGCGTTCATCTACCTGTGGACGCACGTGAAGGGCTTCCGGGACTTCTGGAAGCAGGCGTGGCACGACGTGAGCAGCTGGTTCTTCGACGCGGTTCACGGGGTCGAGGGCGCGGCCGAGGCGATGGGCCGGTTCTTCACCGACACGGTGCCGCGCTGGTTCCGCGACGCGGTCGGCGGGATCGAAAAGGCGTGGGATGCGGTGTACGACACGATCATCGCGCCGGTCAAGCACGCGTACGACGACGTGATGGGCCTGGTCAATACGATGATCGGCGGTATCGAGCAGCTGCTCGGGATCGCGAACCAGTCGGCCGGGCAGGTCGGCAGCGACGTGGGCGGCATGGCTAACGCGATCAGCCAGAACCTCGCGCACGCCTCCGGAGGGGGCGGCGGCGGTGGCCGTGCGTTGGGCGGTATGGCGCACGGCGGGGTGTTCAGCGCGGCGGCGTCCGGTGGCGTGCGCGGCGGGTGGACGCGGATGGACGAGGACGGCTTCGAACTGGTGCGGCTGCCCAACGGCGCGACGGTGATGCCGCACGCGAACGCGATGGGCGCGCTCGCCTCCCCGCAACCGGGAGGCGGCGCGGCGCAGACCGAGGTGTCGTTCGCCGGCAACATCGACTCGGCGTTCGCCACGTACTTCATGCGCCTGGTCCGCGACGGGAAGATCCAGATCAAGCAGAAGGCACTGGTGCCCTGAGATGAGCCCGTGGATCACACTGCCGCAGGACCCGGTCGTCGCGGGCGAGAGCGGGCACCTGAACGACCACCACAAGATCTATGCCGCGGTGCTCTCGCTATGGCAGGCGGCGGCGCAGGGCGACATCAACGCGATGGCGCCCCCGTACGGCGCGGTCGGCGACGGGGTGACCGACGACACCGCCGCGATCAATAACGCCCTGCTCGCGGCGGACGCGCAGGGCGGCGGCACCGTGCACCTTCCGCCGGGCAAGTTCCTGGTCTCCAGCGAGATCGACGTCCCGCCGAACACGACTCTGCAGGGCGCCACGCGCGTGACGCTGCCGTTCGATCCGTCCGTGGTGCCGCCGGTCTCGCGGATCGTGGCCGCCGCCGGCTGGGCGCCGGGCGCGGCGACCGGGATCGTGCGGTTCCGCTCGAAAACGCCCGGCGGCTGGTCGCAGCAGAACTTCTACTCGGGCCTGCGCAATCTGATGATCGACGGGTCGCTGAACGCCAGCGGCAACCTCAACGGCGTCTACATGGTGGGGCCGGTCTTCGACAGCCACTTCGAGGACGTGCTGGTCTACAAGGCGCCGCACAACGCCGTCACGGCGGCCGCGCAGGCCGAGACGGGTATCGGCCCCACGTTCCCGTGGCACGCCCGCTGGCGCCGGGTGACGGCCTACTACAGCGGGTTCCGCGGGTTCTCCGTCGTCAACTTCACGGACAGCGTCTACGAAGACTGCATGGCATTCGGGAATGTCGACAATGGGTGGATATTCACGAATACCGGCAACTCCGAGGTGCTCGCCTGCAAGGCCGAGTGGAACGGCGGCTCCGGGTTCGTGGTGACCGGCTCCGGTACGGGGATGGCGTTCACCGGCTGCGAGACCGACCAGAACACCTCCCGCGGCTTCTACCTCAACGCGGTCACCGACAGCGACGGCGGCGGCATCTCGATCACCGGCGGCAAAACCCACACGGACGGGCACGACGGCACCAGCGCCTCGGTCGAGATCACCGCCTGCACGGTGCCGATCAACATCAACGGGTTGAACATCCAGGCGGGTGCCAACAGCGGCTCCACGTACCCTGTCAACGGCCTCAAAGCCACCGGCAATACGGGCCCGCTCGTCGTCAACGGCTGCACGCTCGCCGGCCGCACCAAGGGCTTCTCGAACGGCGGCACCAACGCCTCGCTGACCCTGGCCGCCAGCACGGAGTACATCGGCAACGCGGGATCGGCCGTGGCCGTGGCCTTCCAGCAGCGGTACATCAAGGCCGCCGACCAGACCGTCACCAACTCCGCCGCCTTCGTGGACGACGCCGACGTCGTCACCCCGTCGCTGCCCGCAGGCAGCGTGTGGGAGGTCGAGGGCCTGCTGGCGTACGACGACTCCACCGCCGGGGACTTCAAGTTCCAGTTCGCCAGCCCGGCCGGCGCCACGTTCGTGTGGAACACGATGGGCGCCGGTACCGGCGCCGCGACGTCCCCGGTGAACATGGGATCCTCGATCGGCAGCGCCGGCAGCGTGTACGCGCTCGGCGGCGTCGGCGCCGGAACCCAGGTCCCGGCCGTGATCCGCGGCATCCTCACCATCGGAGCCACCGCCGGCGTGTTCAAGCTCCAGTGGGCGCAGAACGCCGCGGACGCCGCGACCCTCACGGTGCGCGCCGGGTCCTACGTCAAGCTCAACCGGGTCTCGTAGGCGGCGGGCGTGGGCGGCTACAGCGACACCTACTCGGACCTGTACGACCCGGCTTTCCCGGCGTCGCCGCTGGACCTGCGCACCGAGCTGACGCTCGGCGGCGCGTGGACGGACATCAGCACCGGGGTGTACTACCGCGGCGGCGTGGCCATAGCGCGCGGGCACCCGGACGAGAGCTCCGCGGCCAACCCGGCCTCCAGCGCGATGACGCTGGACAACCGCGGCGGCGTGTTCAGCCCGCGCAACCCGCTCGGCCCGTACTACGGGCTGATCGGGCGCAACACGCCGCTGCGCCAGTCCGTGCCCGCCGGGTCGGTGTGCCTGCGCCTGGAGGACGGCACCAGCGGCTACGCCTCGTGCCGCGACCGGGCCGCCCTGGACATCACCGGGGACATCGACGTGCGCCTCGACATGCAGTTGTCGGGCTACGGGCAGATGACGCTCGCCACCAAGTGGCTCACGCTGGCGGACCGGTCCTGGGCGCTGCGCCTCAACCCCGACGGGACGCTCGCGTGGGAGTACCTGAACGGCGCGGGCGCCGGGCGCCTGGCGGTCGGCGACACCCCGATCCCGCTCGGGCGCGTCGCGGTGCGCGTGACCTGGAAGGCGGACAACGGGGCCGGCGGCCACACGACCACGTTCTACACGGCGCCCGCGATGGCCGGGCCGTGGACGCAGCTCGGCAGCTCCCTGAGCAGCGCGGGCGTCTTCACGCTCGCCGTCACCGCCGCGCCGCTGGTGGTCGGGTTCAGCCCCGGCTACATCACCAATACCGGGAACACGAACCACACCGGGCCGACGGGGAAGCTCTACGCGTTCGAGCTGCTGAGCGGTATCGGCGGCACACCGGTCGCGTCACCCGATTTCACGGCGCAGTCACCGGGCGCCGTGTCGTTCACCGACGCGCAGGCGAACCTGTGGAGCCTTGCCGGCGGTGCGGAGATCAGCGACCGCCGGTACCGCTTCCACGGCGAGGTCCCGGCGTGGCCGCCGCGCTGGGACGAGACCGGCCGCGACGTGACCACCCCGATCCAGGCCGCCGGCCTGCTGCGGCGCCTGACCCAGTCCGGCAGCGGCGGCAGTACGCCGATCAACTCGGCCCTGTACCGCGCGTACGTGCGGCTGGCCGGGCCGACGGCGCCGATCGCTTACTGGCCGTGCGAGGACGGCGCGACCTCGACGCAGCTGGCCTCGGCGCTGGGCGGTACCGCGATGATGGTGCGCGGCGCGCCGCAGCTGGCGAGCGACAGCAGTTTCCTGTGCTCGGCCGCGCTGCCGGTGGTCGGCGGCTCGACATGGGTGGGCGTGGTGCCGGCGGTGCCCACCTCGGCGAACACGCTGCGGTTTCTGCTGAAGGTCCCTTCTTCGTCGCCGCCCACGGACGGCGCGGTGCTGGCGCGGCTGTACACGTACGGCACCGTGAACCGCGCCGACCTGATCTACCGCACCGGCGGCGGCCTGCAACTGAAAGGCGTCGACCAGGCCGGGACGCTGATCTTCGATACCGGGGCCGTCGCGTTCGGGATCCTCGACCGGCAGCCGCGCGTGTCGGTGGAGTTGCAGGAGGTCGGCGGGGTCGTGCAGTACTCGATGGTCGCCGTGTATCCGGGCGTGCCGGGCGCCGTGAACTCGACGGGCACCGTCGCGGGCACGATCGGGGGCGCCTACCAGGTGTGGATCGCGCCCGACGGCGACGTGGCGCAGGCCGTGATCGGGCACGTCACGGTGCAGGCGGCGTGGGACACCCTGTTCAACATCGCCTCCGCGCTCGACGCCTGGCAGGGGGAGGGCGCCGCGGCCCGGTTCGCGCGCCTGTGCACCGAGGAGGGCCTGGGGTCGCGCGTGTACGGGCACCCGGCGGACTCGACGCCCATGGGCCCGCAGGGCATCGCGAAACTGACCGAGCTGCTACAGCAGTGCGAGGACGCCGACGGCGGATTGCAGTTCGAGCCGCGCCAGACGCTCGGCCTGGGCTACCGCACCAGGGCGAGCATGCTCAACCAGGCGCCGGCGCTCGCGCTGGACTACTCGCTCGCGCAGCTGAGCCCCCCTCTGGAGCCGACTGACGACGACCAGTACGTCACCAACGACGTCACGGCCACGCGTACCGGCGGCGGCTCGTCGGCGCGGCAGATCGACAGCAGCGGCCCGATGTCGGTGCAGCCGCCCCCGGCGGGCATCGGCCGCTACGACTCGGCGGTCAGCGCGAACCTCGCGTCCGACACGCAGCTGGACGACGACGCCGGATGGGCTGTGCACTTGGGCACGGTGGACGAGCTGCGCTACCCGGCGTTGAGCGTGCAGCTGGCGCGCGGCGAGCTGGCGGCGCTGTCCGGGCAGGCGCAGGACGTGGAGATCGGCGACCGGGTCACGGTGGTGAACACGCCCTCGTGGCTGCCGCCGGACGGCATCAGCCAGATCGTGCGCGGCATGAGCGAGGCCCCGTACGGCTTCACGTTCGGCATCACGTGGGTGTGCGTCCCGGAGTCGCCGTACCGGGTGGGGGTGTACGACGATCCGGTGCTGGGGCGGTACGACACGGACGGCTCCACGCTCCAGGCCGGGATCTCCGCGGCGGCGGTGACGATGCTGGTGACGACGTCGAATCCGGGTTCACCGCTGTGGACCACCATCGGCGGCGACTTCCCGTTCGACATCGAGGTCGGCGGGGAGCGGATGACGGTCACGAACGTCACCGGCGCCAACTCGCCGCAGGCCTTCACGGTCACCCGCTCGGTCAACGGCGTGGTCAAGCCGCAGAAGCCGGGCACGGACGTGCGCCTGTTCCAGCCAGCCGTCTACAGCATGTGAGGCCCTTGTGACGTCGAAGCCTGCCGCTGGTTCCCGCATCAAGGCGGCGAACGCGCCCGCGCCGTACCTGCTGTCGGCGGCGTGCTCCGCCCCGGTGACGGTGACGGGTACCGCGATGACGGACATCCCCGGCTGCTCGATCACGTTCAGCACGGTGAACGCGAACGCCAGCGTGCTGGTGACCGGCGTGTTCGACGCGCAGGCGGTGACGATGTCGGGTGCCGCGGTGGCGACGGGGAACTGCGCCGTGGACGGGACGCTGCAGCCGGGCCAGGCCACGCACGATGAGATCGCGGTCGGCGACCGGGGCACCGTGTCGCAGGTGTGGAACGTGACGCTCGCCGCGGCGGGCAGTCACCTGATCAAGCTTCAGGGCGCGTTGTCGGGGGCGTCCGGGTCGACGCAGTTCAACGCGACGCACACGACGCTGACGCTGCTGGTCCTGGACTGGTGACGCGGCGTGGAGGGGTGCGGCATCATGTGCAGCAGGTTCTATTATCGGATGGAGATGTCCGGTGAGCGGTACGGCCGCGCACGAGCAGCGCGAGACGCTGCACATCCTCACCAGGGTTCCGGCGCACGAGCGGCGCGAGGACGACCCGCACTACCACCTGTTCGAGCAGGCCAAGGCGCGCCTGAAGCGGCAGGGGCTGTGGAAGTGCGTGATCGCCGACGACCTGTGCGAGGGCGAACCCGAACTGCACCACACGTACATCGAGTTCTCCCAGATCAACGAGGTCGATCCGGAGAAGGTCGCCAGGGCGCTGGGGCTGCACTTCGCCAGCGACGAGGACTTCCAGGTGTGGGCGGAGTCTCCGGGGAACCTCGAGGTTCTGTGCCGTACGCACCACATCTCGCACCTGGGGATCCACGTGCTGCCGGGGCCTTTGTGGGATGCGGTGCGCTTCCGCCGGGACGGGACCGAGGCGCCGGCCGAGTTCATTCCGGCGAAGGACGTGCCGGGGGGCGCCCGGTGAACTGGCTCATTCACGTCATGGGCCTGGACAATCCGGTCGGCCGATGGGAACTGTTCTGGTCGGGCATCGCGAGCGACCTGACCCAGTTCTCGATTCCGGTCGCCGTGGTGGCCTTCTGGTACCACCACACATGCCACGTCAACCACCCCCGCTTCTGCTGGCGCCCCGGCACGCACCCCGTCGCCGGCACCTCGTACCGCGCGTGCAAGAAGCACCACCCCGCCGTGCCCGACCGGATCTCCGCCGATCACATCGCGCACGCGCACCGCCAGGTCACGGACTCGACGGGGGGCGCGTCGTGACGGTCACCGGCTGTGATATCGCCTGGCAGAAGCCGACCGGGGCGCAGCTGGCCGCGGCGGGAATCCACTTCGCGAGCCTGTACGTCGGGCAGGACACCACGGGCAAGAACATGACCCCGGCCGTGGTCGCGGACTACGCGGCGCACGGCGTGGCGGTGATCGCGAACTTCGAGTACGGCGCCCAGCAGATGCTCGGCGGCGCGCCACAGGGCGCGGTCGACGCGGCGCTCGGGCTTCAGCAGGCCCGCGCGTGCGGGATGCCGGCGGGGCGCCCGATCATTTACAGCGCGGACTGGGCGGCCACGGCGGCGCAGATCACGGGCGCGGTCATCCCGTACCTGGTGGCGGCGCGCGGCGTGACGGGGCCGGGCACGGTGGGTGTGTACGGCTCGTACGCGGTGGTTACGGCGGTGTCCGCGTACTGGGCGGCGCATTTTCCCGGTGAGCGGGTGTTCCTGTGGCAGACGGTCGCCTGGTCGAATTCGCGCTGGGCGCAGCTCGGCGAGGTGCAGCAGACGGGCGGCACGATCACGGTCGGCGGTATCGCGCTCGACCTGGACTATGCACCGGCCGGTGATGTCGGCCAATGGATCCCTGGAGAAGACATGCCGTTGACCACGCAAGATGTGAAGGCTGTCGCCGACGAGGTGCTCGGCCGGCTGATCCCCCGCGCTGGTGGCCAGTCCGGCCCGACGAGCCTGGGCGGGATGGTCGCCTGGAATGACGCGCACGTGCAGAACCTCGCCAACCAGGTCAGCGGAGTGAAGGACGCGATCGCCGCGTCGGGGGCGCCGGTCGACGTGAAGGCGCTGGCCGTGTCGCTGGCCGCCGCCGTGCAGCCCGCGATCGTCGCAGCCGTGCAGGCGGGGATCGCGCCGGAGGCCGACCAGCTCGCGGTGACGTTCGAGCAGCACCTCGCGTCCACGTTCGCGCAGGCCAAGTAGTGTCGCGAATCGACGGGCTGCTGCACGTGCTGCGGCAGCAGCCGTACGAGGCGGCGCTCGCGCTCGCGCTGGCGGTCAGCGCCGTGGCGAGCCTGAGCACGGGCGCTCCGCCCGGTGCCGCGGCGCGGGTGCTGCCGGTGTGGGCGCTGCGGCCCGCCGCGGCACTGCTCGCGCTGTCGGGCGCGCTGACGGTGGGCGGCCTGTTCGGCGCCGGGTACGTGCTCTCGGACGTGCGGCGCGTGCTCGCGCGCAGGGTCGAGCAGTCGGGGCAGACGCTGATGGGCGGCGTGCTGCTCGCGGTCGCGCTGGGCGCGTTCTCGGCGGGCCGCGTGGGGATCGTCCCGGGCACGATCTACGCGGCGCTGGCCGCGGCCAGTTCGGGGCGGGCGGCGCTGATCGGGCACACCTTCCGTGCGGCCGGCCGTGAGCGGACGGACCTGATATGAGGGCTGACACGGTTGCCGCCGTGGCCGCTGTCGCGGTGTCGGTGCTCACCGCGCTGGGCACCCTGTACCGGGGTGTGCGCCGCCGGGAGCGCGATCAGGGGGCGGCGCCGTTCCTCGCGGGCAAGGCCGCGATCGAGGAAGCGGAGACGGCGCTGGCGTGGAAGGATCGGCGCATCCGTGACCTGGCCGCGAGCGAGGCGACGCTCAAGACGGACCTCGCCGCCGCGGTCGCGACTTCCGCGGCGCAGCAGGAGCAGCTGACGCGGCTTCAGGCCCGGCTGTACCAGGTGGAGTCGGAGAACCGGGAGCTGCTGGCGCACAAGGAGGAGTCGGAGCAGCGCGACCGTGCCTCTCGGGAGCGGATCTCGGCGCTGGAGTCGACGGTGGACGATCTGAAGCGGAAGCTGTCGCTCGGCGGCCCGACGTTCTGAAACACCGGACTTGATCTAGCTGTGCCGGTATCCTGGAATCCCCCGTGTGACACGAGAAGCCCCCGCCCTCCCCCCGGCGGGGGCTTCTCCGCGTGCCCGTGGTGCTCGCCGCTCCTGGTGCCGGCGTGCGGCCGTAAGACCGCCGGATCTATCTGCCCGACTGGACGAGCGTCACGTCGGCGTGTGCGGTCTTCAGATCTGCTGCGACTTTCGCGGCGGCGGCGTCCAGGTCGGATTGCGTCGCGGCCGAGATCTGGTAGCCGACCGCTGCCTGGATCCATGCGTTGATGTCGGACTGCACGGTGGCCGTGTCGTCGCGCCACCGGCCCATCGCCGCGGGTTCGTCGGCGGGGTTGAATCCGGCGTCGGCCTGGGTGAACGCGTCCTGGTATGTGGTGACGTCCTGTTCGATGCGGGTGGAGGTGCGCCAGGCGGAGAATTTGGACGCGGCCGAGTTCGGGTCGTCGAGCGCGGCCAGGCCGGCGTTGGCGTCCGCGTACCGGGTGGTGCCGACGATTGCTCGTCCGGTGGCGAATTCCGAGGCGTAGTGGTCGATGGCGTTGTTCAGCACTGCGGCGGCCTTCGTGCGCGCGGAGGCTGGTGCGAGGGGGTTGGCCGCGGTACTGCTGTTCGTCGCGGTGGGGGCGGCTGTGTGTGGCGCGGCGGTGGCGTTCGTGTTGCCGGAGTGTAGTGCGGCTCCGAGTGCCGCGATCAGTGCGAAGACGGCGAGGATGGTTCCGGCGGCGATGAGGGCGATCTTGTTGGTTCGGCGGCGCTTGGCGTTCGGCTGCTGCGGCGCGGTGGTTCCTTGTTCGCGTTCTTGCATGGTGCCCCCCAGGCTGCTTGGTCTGCGGGGGCACGGTAGCGCTACGGGGGGTGGCCGCGCGTGGTTTCGGGGTGAATGGGGGCGTGCGCCCGGCGCGCTCACGCCGCGAGCGGGTGGCAGGCGGGGCAGCGGTACGGCGGTCCGTTGTCTTCGACCATCCTGGTGCGTTCGTTGCATGCTCCGCAGTGCGGTGGGCGTTTCGGCTGGGTGCTAGTCCCGGCTGGTGTGGCGGACTCAGCGCGCCAATCGGCGACATGGCCAGGCAGGTCCCCCTCGGCGGCGACCTTGCGCCACCAAGCGCTGCTTCGGGGCTTGCGGGTGATCTTTATCCAGTCGATGAATCTCTTCTCATCTTCCTCGCCAAGGTCGATCCCGGCGGTGCGCAGGATGCGCTGAGGCGGAAGAAGATGAGGATCTTCTTCATGAGGGAACTGAGGAGATGGGCCGGACCGCGGTCCGGCCAAAGGCGGACTAGCGTCCGGCCATAGGTCGCTTATGCCCGGACTGTCGTCCGGCCTTGGACTGGTCTTTGGCCGGACTGTCGTCCGAGCATTGGCGCTATGGCCGGACTGTGGTCCGGGTACGGATTCGGCGAACCGCGGCAGCCGGTAGGTCGTTTGGACCCCCTTCATGGCGTAGATCGTCCGGCCCGTCTTGTCCTTGCCGACCGGCACGCGCACCTCAAGACCGCGCTTCGCCAGCCGCTGGAGGACGCGCCCGACGCCGTCTGCGGTCATCCGCATCCAAGAGCACAGCTCATCCATGCCGGGGAAGCACTCGCGCGTCTCTTCGTCGGCGTCGTCGGCCAGGATCAGCAGCAGTGCCAGTTCCCCGGCGTCGAGGTCGGCGGGGGCGTGGTCCTTGACCTCGCGGTACAGCTGGAATCCCATCACACCGGTCCAGCCGTGCGTCTGGGGCGCGCGCACTTTGTACCCGAAGTGACCCCGGCGCTGTCTAGGGATGTGGCACTTCTGCAAGGATGTGACCGTACATCGCTATAGAGGGGACATCCGTGGCTGAGAAGAAGGCAGCTCGACAACCGTTGCGCGACCTTGTGGCCAACGACCTTCGCACGAAGATCGAGAATGGCGATCTCGCTCCCGGAGCGCAGCTTCCCAGCGAGACGGAGATCGTCGGGCAGTACGGCGTGTCCAACATGACTGCCCGAGCCGTGATCGCTGTGCTTCGCGGCGAGGGCCTGATCCGGGTCGAACGCGGCAAGGGGGCGTTTGTCAGGGATTCCTCGCCGATCCTGCGGGACGCGACGACGCGGCTGTCCGCGCAGCAGTGGGGGGCTGGTCACGCGATCTGGAGTTCCGATCTGGGGCTTAGGCCGTTGGGCATTGACCGCGTCGACGTGAACCGGATGCAGCCCCCGAAGGACGTGGCGGCCCTGCTGGCCTACGACGGTGAGGTCGTGGTGCGTGATCGCGTCTACTCGGTCGAGGGCAGGCCGGTGCAGTGGGCGGTGTCCTACATCCCGGCCGACCTGGCGGCCGAGACGCTGATCGAACGCGTGGACACAGGGCCCGGCGGCACGTACGCGCGCTTGCGGGACATCGGGCACGAACCGGTGAAGTTCGTGGAACAGGTGCGGGTGCGCATGCCGCGTCCGATCGAGCGCGAGAACCTGAAGCTGGACGTCGGTCAGCCCGTCGCCGCGATCCGCCGGACGGCGGCGACGGAGGCCGGCCGAGTGGTCGAGGTGAACGACATGGTGTTGGTCGGAGATGCCTACGTGTTGCAATGGTCCTTCACCTCCTGACCTGATCTGTCCTGTTCAGGGCCCTGGGCGCTCGCCTAGGGCCCTTTTTCTATGCCCGATTCAGGTTCGTTGACAGTCTAGCTTGACTTAGATGTCTATGTCGAGCAACACTGTCTACATGGAACTCGCCGGGAACACGACGCCGAAGGCGCCCGAAGAGGGCGACTGGCTCACAGTCGCCGAGTTCGCGGCCCTGTTCCGCGTCCAGCCTCAGACGATCTACACGGCGATCGCGGCAGGCAAGATCGAGGGCGTCATCCGCATCGGCGACCGACGGGGCACTCGCATCCCGGCGGCGTCGGTCGAGCCGTTCCGCCGTAGCCGCCTCGTCGCGTCCCAGCAGTCCGACCCGACCGCGCCGAGCGCCGCCTGATGGCCGCCTGCGTCCTGAGCGCCGACGACCCGGCCCTGCAAGCCGATATCGACGCCGCCCGCCAGGCCGCCGACGCCCCCGAAGCGGTCGACGACTACCGCCACGCCCTGATCCAGGCCATGGCCGACCGCGACGCCGGAACCGACCCCGCCACCGTGCTGCGCGCCCTGTGGCGCGCCGCGTACATCGCCGGACACCTCGACCGCGCCCGCCACGACCGCCACCAGACCCGCCGCGCGCGGCTCGAAACCGCCGTACTCGCCACCACCGCCCCCTGACCCGCCGACCCACTGGAGCCCCGCGATGCTCACGGACACCGACGGCGACTCGGCCGCCCCCGAATACGCCGAAACACGCTCCACCACCGTCGTCATCGGCCGCCCCATGATCGACGCCATCACCATCGAGACCAGCATCGTCGTCTCCAACCACGCCAGCGGACGCGGCTACCACGTCAACCTCCACACCGAGAACGACGTGGTCGAGTTCAACCCGCTGCGCGCCCGCGACGCCGCGAACAAGTTCAGGCGCATCGCGGCCGACCTCGACACCCTCGCCGACGACGCGGACAGGCTCACCGCCCTCGAAGCCGAAACCAAGGCCCTGCTAGACGGACGCGCCCGCACCGCCGACACCGCATAGGCCGCCGACAAACCACCCCGGAAGGACACCGACCATGGGCATCCGCCCCACCCGCCAGGCCGTACTCGCCGAAGAGATCACCCACCGGCAGGGGCGCCTCGACAACCAGCGGGCCGCACTCGCCCGCACCACCGACCCCGAGCAGCGCGAAACCCTCAAGCAGGGGATCCACCGCAACGAGGGCCAGATCTCACGCGCATCCACCGAACTGTCCGACCTGCTGAACAGCTAGCCCCGATCGGCCGCCCGCGCCCTGCTGCCACCTCCCCTCCAAGGCCGGGGCGCGGGCGGTCACCACCCGATCGATCGGGCCGGAAGCCCGACGGACCCCAACCCCGTTCGCCTCCCGCCAGCCGCCGGGCTCCCCGTCCGACCGGACGAACACCTACCGCGAGAGGAACCCGACCGTGGGCAGCAAGGACAAGCCCCAGACCCCGAGCGCGCAGGTCCCGCGCACCGCAGCCGACGTGCTCGCCGACGGATGGCAGGACGGCGACGACTTCGAGATTTCCTTCATCGTCACCGCCCCCGCACAGCCACAGAACACCAAGCAGCGGAACCGCCGGTCCTGACCGGCCCGGACGCCCTGCGGCCACCACCACAGCCCCGCGACCGCAGGGCGCCCAGACCGACCAGCACCACCCGAAACCGACCACACGCCACAACCCGGAAGGACCGCCGCGATGCGCCTGAACTTCGGCGAGATCGACTTCGACACCAAGGGCCTGCCGCGCATCTACTCGCTGAGCGTCTCCCCGGCCTACACCGACAAGAACAGCCTGATCGTCAGAATCCTGCTCGACAGTTGCCAGCGCGCGGCAGTCGCGAAATGGGCCGACCGCCTCGGCGTTCCGGTCGTGGACCGCAAGCCGTACCAGTCGCGCCCGGCCGCCCGCTGGACGCACACCTTCGAGGCCGTGCGCGAGGTCGAGGGCTACCGGGTGAAGGTGTGGACGTCGATCGACCTCGACGAGCCCGCGACCGGCAGCAGCGAGCCGGACGGCGGCGCGTGATGTTCAAAGCCCTCGCCGCCTCGCTCGGCTTCGCCTACGCCGCGCACTCCCCCATCCTGTCCGCCGCGCTCCTGCCCACCGTGGCGATCACCGTCGCGGCCGAAGCCGCCTACGTCATCCGCACGCTGCGCCGGAAGAAGGTCCGCACGTGACCGAGCAAACCACCCCGGCACCGCTGTGGCGCCCCACCCCCGAAGGCGCGCGCACGCTGCTGGTGTTCATCGCCGCCGCAGTCGCCGTGATCGGCGCCATCGCCCTCGCGCTCTCCTTCGTCAGCGTCGACCAGGCCGCCCGCCCCTACTTCGGCGCCGCGTCCTGGGCGATCCCCGTCCTGATGGACACCACCATCGGCGTCATGACGTTCTTCTCCATCGTCTCCGAGCTGAACGGGATCACCGCGCCCCTGGCCCGCTACGGCGGCCGCGCACTGGTCGCCCTCACCGTGTACGCCAACGTCGCCCCCCAGCACAGCCTGTACGGCAGGATCCTGCACGGCGCACCGCCCGCCGTGTGGACGCTGGTCGTCGTCATCGCCGAGAACACCATCCGCCGCCTCATGCGCCTGAGCGACGAGAAGCACATCGAAGCGCTACGCCGCTCCCTGTGGCTGCTGCGCCCGGCCGCGACATGGCGGATCTGGCGGCGCATGCGCATCGAGCAGATCACCACCTACCGCGCCGCGCTCGACCACGACGCCGCCCGCGCCGCGGTGGTCGGCCGTCTGCGCGTGAGCCACGGGCGCATGTGGCGCAGCAAGGCGCCCCTGGCCGAGCGGATCGCGCTGCGCCTGCAGGGCCGCGATCCGGCCGGTGTGGCCGAGATCCTGACCGCGCACCAGGAGACCGCCGCACTGCTCGCCGGACCCGCCACCGGCCCGCAGGAGGCGCCCGAACCCGCCGAAACCGGCAACGCCTTGATGCCGCTGGACCCCATCGTCTACCCGCTGACAGAACGCCCCGTTCTCTCGCCGTTCGGCGCCGCGAACGCGCTGGGCATCCCGTTCTCCCCCGGCGCCCGCGCAGTGCTGCCGTGGCTCGGCTTCAGCGCCACACAGAACGCACTGGAGAACGGACAGAACGCAGAGAACGACGCGGAGAACGACCGGGGCGCCGCGATGCGGATGCGGACCGCCGGCATGTCCATCGGAGCCATCGCCGACCAGCTCGGCCGCTCCAAAAGCTGGGTCCACGGCGTCGTGACCGCCGAGCCCGTCGAGCACGCCAACGGATCAGCGGCCTGACCGCCTGCCGGTGGCCCGTCCCGTCCCCGCAGACGGGCGGACCGCCGCGGGCGACCAGCCCGAAACCGAACCGAGAGGAACCCGCATGCCCGGCAAGAGCACCGACAAGGACGTCACCGTCACCAAGCCCACCGGCGAGAGCAGGACCTTCGGCCCGATGCCGACCTTCGACGCCGTGGTCGCCGCCGCCGCCGCCCAGCTCGCCGGGCACGGCGCCACCGTGCGCCCCACCGCCCGCTAGCCGAGCAGCAGGTCTGAGCACTGCACGGCACCCGACCGGCTCGACGTCGGCCGGGTGGCCGCGGGTACTGAGCCCAGCCGCCCCTCGAAGGAGGACAGCACACGTCATGACCGAGACACCCGAGGTCGAGCGGGCCAACGGGCACGGCCCGATCGTGTCCGGCGCGACCGGGAACGTGCCGGGACAGCGCGAACCCCAGGACGCGCCCCCGCCCGAGTTGTCGCCCGTCCCGGATCCCGATGACGAGCCGGCCGACGAACCCGACGACGCTGAGATCCTGATCGACCTCGGCGACCTGCGGGAACTGCTACCCGAGCCGATCCGCGCACCCCGCCGGTTCGTCGGCCGCCACGCCCGGCACGTCGCCGTCGGCGCCCAGGTGTACGCCGCCCGGCGCCGCGACGCGCGCTCGACCGCCCGGCACGAACGGATGATGCGCGCCGCCGAAGCCGCAGGCGACCACGCCTCGGCGCTGGAGTGGGAGACCCGCGCCGCCGCGTTCCGCAAGGAACGCCACTCCCGGCGCATGGCGCTGCTGCGCGCACCGATCTACGCGGCCAAGGCCGCCATCAACCTCGCCGCCCTCACCGCGGGCGCCCTGATCGCGCTCGGGCTGATCCTCGGCGTGACCAGCAAGAACCCCGCCGAAGCAACCGTGCCGCTGCGCGCGGCGTTCCGCGTGGTGTGGTGGATCTGCTGGGCGATCGACATGGCCTGGCGCCCAGCGCTGGCCGCGACCCCGGTACTGATCCTGACCGGCCTGTGGGCGCTGGGCCGGGCGCACTCCCCCTCGCCGTCCATGCTGTACGGCGAGGACGACGAGGGCGACGGCCGCGAACTGGTGCCGGACGAGTCCGCGATCCTCTCCGCGCTGCGCAATCTGAACCTCGGCCCGATGAACAAGGCCGTACGCGAAGGCTGGCGCCCGCGCTGGATCCTCGGCGCGGTCGAGGACGGCGCCGGCTGGCACTCGCAGCTGCTGCTGCCGCAGGGCGTCACCGTCGAGATGATCAACCGGTACAAGAACACCCTCGCTAGCAACCTGCTGCGCAAGCCCATCGAGGTGTGGCCCACCGAGCCGGACAACAAGCCCGGCGTGCTGGACCTGTGGGTGGCCAACCCGAACACCCTGACCGGCCCGGTGCCGCCGTGGCCGCTGCTGAAGACCGGCACCGCGGACTACTTCAAGGGCGTGCCGGTCGCGCTCTCGCTGCGCGGCGAGCCGATCCGCGCGCAGCTCATGGCCCGCAACTACATGATCGGCGGGATCATGGGGACGGGTAAGTCCTCGGCGACCAGGGCGATCGTTCTCGGCGCCGCGCTCGATCCGCTGGTCGAGATCGAGGTGTACGTCATGGCGTACAACGCCGACTACGACCTGATGCGCCCGCGGCTGCGCGCCCTGGTCAAGGGCGACGAGGACGAGGACATCGAGCAGGCGGTCAAGGCCCTGCGCCGGCTGCGCTCCGAGGTCACCCGGCGCGGCCAGGTGCTCGAAGAGACCGGTGAGCTCAAGCTCACCCGCGAGCTCGCGCGCCGCGACAAGCGGATGCGCCCGCTGGTCGTGGTGTTCGACGAGGTGCACGAGCTGTTCGAGCACAAGCAGTACGGCGAGGAGGCCGCCGAGCTGGCCGTGAAGGTCCTGAAGAAGGCCCGCAAGTGCGGGATCACGCTGGTGTTCGTGACCGTCTCGCCGACCGCGGCCAGCATCCCGAAGGACGTGACCCGCAACACCTCCAACCGGGTCGCGTTCGCGGTCGGCGACCACGTCGCCAACGACGGGCTGCTGGGCACCGGCAAGCACAAGGCCGGGGTCACCGCGACCACGCTGAACCCGGCAACCGACATCGGCACCTCGCTCACCGTCGGGTTCACCTCCAACCCGTTCGACATCGCGCGCTGGCAGTACGTCACCGACGAGCAGGTGGCGCCCGTCATCGACCGGACGTGCAAGGCCCGCGAGGGCACGGAGCGCGCCGCGCTCGACCAGCCGGCGGCGGTCGCGGTCATCGACCCGATCGAGGACGTCGCGGCGATCCTCGGCGACGCGCCCCGGATGCGCACGCAGGACGTCCTGGAGCGGCTGCGGCTGATGCGCCCGTCGGCGTACGAGGAGCTGGACTTCCCGAAGCTGACCGGGCTGCTGCGCGCGGTCGACGCCGAGCCGCACAAGTCGTCGGGCATCTCGACGGTCGACGCCCGCAAGGTGCGCGACGCGCTCGACCGGCGCCGCGGCGAGGACCCCGGCGGGGGCGACGAGGCGCCGGAAGACGACGAAATCGGCCAGGGAGGCACCCAGTGAGGCAGGGAGTTCTCCCTATCCGCCTCCCTGGCCGCAATCGACGCCATGACCTGCGATGACACACCGTTAGGGAGGCAGGGAGGCGAGGGAGGCGGCCGCGCGGTGACCGGTGAAACACCGGTTTTCGCGCATAGGGTCCACCTCCCTCCCTGCCCCGATCCGACGTCCACGACCTGACACGGAAGGCCCGATCATGACCCGCCGCCGACCGCTGCGCACCCTCACCCGCAAGGCGCGCCGAAGCCTCAAGCGCCGCGCCCGGCGGGCCTGGCGCCGCTCACTTCGACGCGCCGTCGCATGGCGCCGCCGGCAGATCGCCCGCCAGGCCCGCGCCCGGCAGGAGCGCCGGGCCGCGCACGCCGCGGCGCCGGAGCTGTCCGCCCGCTCGATCACCGGCAGGCCGCGCCCCGCGAAGACCGCCGCACCGAGCGCCGCGCCGGCCAGTGGACCGGCGACCACCAAGCGCACCCGCGACGGGAAGTTCAACGGCTCGAAGTCGACCGGGAAGAAGACCGCGGCGAAGAAGACGGTCGCGAAGAAGGCCGCCGTCCCGGACGCGCAGCGCGACCTCGCCCGCGGCGACGCTACCCTGCGCCGCGTCGAGGGCCGTCTCGCGCGCACCGAGAAGCGCATCGACAAGCTCTGATCTGACCCCCGATATGTGACCTTATCGAGGGCCAGAACCGAAAGGGATCAGCCGCAGTGACCATCGAGGCGTACCGCCCCGCAGAGATCGCTACCGCCGCACCGGGTGCGCCCGAGCCGTACGACCCGGAGACCGCCGACCGCCTTGCCGCGCTCGACGCGGCCAGCGACTGGCATGCTGAGCAGATGCGCCCGGACAACACCCAGAGCGCCTACCGCGACGACTGGAACGCGTGGCTTGAGTTCACCGCCGCGACCGGCCTGCCGCTGACCGCCGCGACGCGCGGCACCTTGCGCGCGTTCGTCATCTGGCTCTGGGAGGCAGGCCGCGCGCCGACGACGATTGACCGGCGGCTGGCCGGCCTGGTCGTCACCCTGCGGCGCGATCACCGGGTTGTGATCAACCCTGACGATACGGCGGCCGCGCGGCAGCTGCTCAAGGACTGCGTCCGCAAGTCCGCCGAGTTGCGTGAGGCTCCGCGCGGCCGCGGGCAGGCAGCGCCGCTGCTGCTCGCCGATCTGCGCAGGATCAGCGCAGCGTGCCCCGACTCGCTCACCGGTATCCGGGATCGGGCGCTCCTGCTGCTCGGGTTCGCTATCGCCGGGCGCCGCTCGGAGGTCGCCGGGCTCATGGTGCGCGACATCGCCGACGACCCGAACGGGCTCGTGGTCGACGTGCGAGTGTCCAAGACGAAGCCGCGCGTGGTCGCCGTCCCGTACGGGTCGAATCCGCTCACGTGCCCTGTGCGGGCCTGGCGTGCGTGGTGCGAGGCGGCCGGGCTCGACGGTCCGGACGGTCCGGCGTTCCGCCGCGTCGATCGCCACGGGCGGCTACTCGGTGGCCTGTCCGGCGCTGCGGCGGGCGACATCGTGACCCGCGCGGGCGAGCGGGCCGGAGTTGCGGTGCACCTGACGGGGCACAGCGTGCGCGCGGGTCTGGCGACCGAGGCGAGACGCGCGGGCAAGGACCGCAAGGCCATCGCCGCGGTCACGGGGCACGTGCCGAACTCGGCCGCGCTCGATCAGTACCTGCGCACGGTGGACCGCTGGTCGGACGAGGACAACGCGCTCATCGGGATCGGGCTCTAGCTCCAAAGCGAAACGCCCCGGCCTGGTTGACCGGGGCGCTCACTGGGTCGCCGTCCGCCACACGCCTTACGTGGCTTCGAGCCGCACCCTCGCGTCGGGCACCGCGTGCGTGCCCTCAATTGGTAGCTGTTGTGCCCCGCCTGTCGACCTCATGCCTCCGGCAACGGGGCTAGGACGCCTACCGGACCGCCTAGCGTCGTGCGGCATTGTAGCGCGGGCCGCGACAGGACTGGGTCGGACTGCGGCACGGCAGAGTGAATCAGGGTTCTCGGTGCGAGTAGATTGCGAGTAGAGGTCAGGTTCGCGGCCGTTCAGCCGCGGTGATTGCGTACCCTGGCGCAGGGGTGGCGTTCACTATCCCTGCTGGTCACCGTTGACGTCGTGTCAACACACCAGTTCGATAGGTCGGCCCCGGCGCGCCGCTGTTGAATCTCTCTTATGCATGCGAGAGAGCCGCTCTCTCGCATGCACGCTTGTGACCTGGAGGAACTAGAACAACGCGTTGTCGGCTGCGGGAAGAATCCGGGCCGCTGCGAGTAGATTGCGAGCAGGGCGCCGGGGCGGGCCGTTGCGGCCGAGCAGCCACGCCGCTAGCGCCTCGATCAGGGTGACCGGCTGCCATTGCTGCCAGACCTGCTCAAGCCACTCGATCAGCTCGGCGCGCATCTCAGGCGTGGGGTGCGCGTAGGTGCCGGGTGCGCCGGCCGCCGCGTGCCCGAGCCGGTAGTCGCGCATTACCGGGTGGATGCGGCCGTTGTTGAGCAATGCGGCCTGCGTGTGCTTCAAATCGTGCAGGTGCAGCCCGGCGTGCACGGGCGCGACAGCCTCGCGCGCCCGGCCCCTCGGCGTCACCTCGGCCGCCCTGCCGTCGCAGGCGGGGCGCCAGCGGTCGCGGTTCCAGGCGTCGTACTGCCGGTAGCCGCCCAGCCTGTTCGGGAACAGGACGTCCTGCTGCTGCGGCAGCGCCGCCAGGTACGCGAGCAGCAGGACGACCAGGAACGGCGGCAGGTCGATGACCCGGCCCGGCGGGTATCCGGGGCCCAGCGAGCCCGACGCCCCGGACTTCGGGGGGCCGAGGAAGCGGCGCGAGTGCTTGTCCTCGTGTACGGCGCCCTTGGCCGGATCGATGACGTAGTAGCCCGCCGCGGCGCGGCTGGCGTCCGCCGCGCGCAGGACGAGGAACCGGCGGCGCATCGCGGCCAACTCCGACCAGCGCATGCCCGTGAACAGTGCTATCAGGACCATCAGGGCCTCGTCGCCGCGCAGGCGCAGCATGATCTGCTCAACCTGGTCCAGCGGAACGACGACGCCCTCGCGCTTGGGCTTGGGTGGCGTGACGGACTCGCGCCCGCGCCGGTCCTTCGGCGGCATGGGCGACACGCTGATCATCTTGTTGCGCACGGCGTCCGCGAGGCAGTCGCTCAGCGGCGCGGTGATGACGGCGACGGTGGACGCGGCGTACCGGTCGCGCAGGCTGTTGATCCACTCCTCCATCTTCAGTGGGCGGATCGCGGCCAGCGGTGTACTCCCCCAACGCGGCCCGATGTGCTTGCGCCAGTGCTGCTCGTAGGATTCGCGGGTGTTGGGCCTGTAGCGCTGGACGGGGAACCACTCCCCCCACCACTCCCCCACGGTGCGCTCGCCGAGCTTGGGGTCGATCCAAGTGCGGGCCCGGATCGCGGCTTCCTGGTCGCGGCCGTACTTGAGCGCGGTGTCCTTCGTGCGGAAGCCGTCCTCGTAGCCCTCGAGGTGCCGCCCCTTCTCATTGCGCTCGGCGAGCTGCCAGCGCACCCACCACGATCCGTTGCGCTTGCCGGCGTACGCCACGGTTCCTCCCTGTCTCGGGTCACAGGCACACGGACAGTATGGGTTCGACCCGCAGCAGGATGGGGCACGTGCGTTCCGGCGTGGGACTCGGGTGCGGGCCGGGCGTCCGGGTCGGCGACGGTGCCGGCTTGGTGGGTACCGCGCTCGGCGTCGGCACCGGGCTTGGTTCGGGACTGGGCGGTGCGCCGGTCGGCGACTGGCTGGCGGTGGGCGCGGGACTGCGGCGACGGGAGGGGATGGTGGCGCCGGACGGCAGCGGCGGCCTGCCGGAGTGTCCTGAGTGCGTGCCCGCGGGGTGCGGTGTCGGGCCGGGCGCGGTGATCGCGGCCGACGGGAAAGGGCTTCGCGACATCTGCGGCAGCGCGGCGCGCGGGGCGGCTCCGGGGTGGGCGAGCACCGCGGCGGTGATGGCCGCTCCCCCGGCGGCGCCGATGAATCCGGCGGCGAGGGTGCGGCCGTGCTCGCGTGCCTGTGCGGGTACGACGGCGGCGAGGCCGCCGAGTCCGCCGATGTAGAGCCTGAATTTGCGGCGGCGTTCCTCGGCTTCCTCCCCCGCCGCATCCCCCAGTTCTCGCTGGAGGTCTTGGATCTCCTGTTGGATCTCGCGCAGCCTGGCCCGGATCTGGCCTCTGCGCTCCTCCCCCATCTCGCCGGTCACACCCCACCCCTCCTGACGCCATTGTCAGAGTAGAGGGATCAACATACTGCGAAGAGATTGAGTGAGAAAGCGACGATTACAGGGTCACCCGAAAGAGTGACGTAACGTTAATCTGCCTGGTCAGGATCCCGGACGCGCCGCAGCTGCTCCCGCAGCTCATCCACGTCCCAGCGGGCATGGCCGCCCGGCGTGACCAGCGAGGGCGTGACGATGCCCTGGTCCCACCACCGCGCGAGCGTTGACCGCGCAACGCCGAGGGCTTTCGCGGCGCCACCGGTCGTGAGGAGCTGGCTGTCGGGCATGGCGCGCATCGTTGCGCACCGATCGCCTACGTTTCACCTCGAAAGAGACGATTATTAGCGTTTGAGCGTGAATAAGACGTTTGCGGGAGGCTGCTTGGCCTAAGCGCCCTCGGCCTGCCGCTGCTCGCCCTCCCCCAGCCGGTCGAGCAGCTGCCCGGCGATCTCGTTCATGCGCCGGGCCTCCTGGAGCAGTTCCTCGCGCTCGGCGTCCTCGTCCTCGGCGGGCAGCCATTCGGCGATGGCGGCGCGCCGGACGATCGTGTACGGCTCGCCCAGTGCGGCGGCGACGGCGCGCAGGTGCTTGGCGGCCGGCACCCGGTTCACGGCGCCTTTCGCGAGGTCGAAGATCAGCCCGGACGAGGCCGTCTCGCCGGTTTCGGGGTCGACGGCGCGCTCGGCCAGCTGCTGGTAGGTCAGGCCGCGGTCGCGCGCCGCCTGGATCATGTCGCGCAGCGTGGGGGGGCTGCCGGGCATGGTGTCTCCTGTTGTAGGTGGTCCGCCGGGGAGTTCGGGCCTCCGTTGACAGATTGTCCACGTCTCTGGATGGAAACGCCAGACCTGGCGTGCGATTGCGTTGACAGCGCGTCATGACGGGCGTAGCGTTCGAATCCGGAAATGGAAGTGGGGGGTAGATGACCCGGTACCAAGCCCGTGACCTTGAGAGGTTGCGCAGGCTCATGGCCGAGCCCCGGCGGATGGTGCCCTACTCGGTCCGCACGCTCGCCGACGAGGTCGGGGCCAACCGCAGCACGATCGGCTACCTGTTGGCCGGCGAGCGGCAGACCGTGGACGAGACGGTCGCCCGCGGCGTCGCGGAGGCGTTCGGGTGCTCCGTCGAGGACCTTTTCGAGCCCGCTGTGATCACATGCGGAAATGGAAACACCGAGAGCGGAGAGGCGCAGTGACCCGGACCAAGAGCAAGCCCCGCCTGCGCGACGCGAACGGCGCCTCCGAGTACGTCGGGGGCGTCAAGACGCCGCGCTGGTTCAAGGACCAGGGGCGCGCGGGCCTGATCAAGGCCTACCAGATCGGCCAGACCTGGTGCTTCGACGAGGCCGACCTCGACGAGCTGATCGAGAACAGCTTCTGCGACCCGGCGAACTACGGGCGGAGCGCGAAGGCCAGCTAAACGAACGCGCCCACCCCCTGCGACGGGATGGGCGCCTGTGATCAACCGGTAAGTGCTCAACGTCAGAGAGGTTGACCGTGTTAGACCAGATTAGGCGATTCCGCCGCTCCAGCGCCACCACCGAACCCCCGCCCCGCCGCCACGCGCGCCCGGCCGAAGTCCCGCAGCCGCCCCACGCGGCCCCGGTACCGGCGCCGGCCGACCTGTACGCCGCCGAGCACCAGTACCTGCCGTCCACGATCGACGGGCTGCGCACACACGCCAAGCGGTGCCTCGGCAAGGCCGCCGACGCGCGGATCGAGATCGACGAGCTGTACGACAAGATCGCTCGCTGGGAGGCGGAGGCGGCCGACCACTTCCGCATCGCCGCGCTCGTCGAGTTCGAGAACATGCCGAGCCCTCAGTCTGCGGCGCCGGTCCCGGCGATGGGCGCCGACGAATTGGTCAACGGCTGGCAGTCGGGTTTCGAGCGCGCTGTCGAGCCATCCGAGCGGAACGCCGACCGGGGCGAGGCCGTAACCGAGATCCTGCCCGTCGTCGGCGGTGCGCTGTGATCCTCTTCAGCTTTGCGCTCGACCTCGATGACCTGCCCAAGCCGTTCAAGATCGACATAGCTGGGCGCGGCGGGGGCGTCTGCGTGAACATCAGCCTGGAGAGCGCCGAAGACGCGCTCGCCTACGCCAAGGCGCTCGGCGCGGCAATCGAGGACATCACGGACGACGAGCGGCCGATGAGCGGCCACTTCGCGATGCACTCGGTATCCGCGACCAAGAGGGACCCCGGCCTGACGATCTTCCTCGCGGGATCGACGGTCGTGGACCTCGACGCTCAGGCGGTCCCGGCATGACGACCCTCGACGAGACCCGCACCGTCATCACCGAGCCTGGCGTGTATGAGATGCCTGCCGAGGTTTACCACGCGGATCCGATCCCCGGCGGCTCGCTGTCCTCGTCCGGCGCGCGGCGCCTGCTGCCGCCCTCCTGCCCGGCGCTGTTCCGCTACGAGCAGGTGCACGGCCGCAAGCCGCGCCGGGTGTTCGAGATCGGGCACGCCGCCCACGCCCTCGTGCTCGGCACCGGCCCGGAGCTGGTGAAGGTCGACGCCGACTCATGGCGCACCAATGCCGCGAAGGACGCCGCAGCACAGGCCCGCGAACGCGGCGCGGTTCCGCTGCTGCCCGACGAGTACGCCGAGATCCACGCGATGGCCGAGGCTCTGCGCGCGCACCCGGTGGCGCGGGCGCTGTTCGACCCGAACTACGGCAGCGCGGAGCAGGCCCTGGTGTGGCGCGACGAGCGGGCCGGGATCTGGCGGCGGGCGATGCTCGACTGGCTGCCCGACGCGGGCGGCGGCCGACTGATCGTGCCGGACTACAAGACCACGACGTGCGCGGAGCCCGCCGAGCTGTCCAAGACGGTGCACAAGTGGGGCTATCACCAGCAGCACGCCTGGTACGTGGACGGCGCGCAGGCTCTAGGGCTCGGCGATCAGGACGCGGCGTTCGTGTTCGTGTTCCAGGAGAAGACCGCGCCGTACCTGGTGACGGTCATCGAGTTGGACGCGTTGGCGCTGCGCATTGGCCGGGAGCTGAACCGGCAGGCCATCGACCTGTTCGCGCAGTGCTCCGCCTCGGGCGTGTGGCCCGGCTACTCAGACGAAGTCGAATCTGTGCCGCTGCCCGTGTGGGTCGAGCGCGCCTATGAGCGGGGCGAACTGTGAGAGCCCCGTGGGTCGACCCCGTAAAGACCACTATCCGCACGATCGACGAACTGCTCGGCGCGCTTCCCGAAGAGGTCGGCGACCAGATCCACACGGGCATGTTCGAAGACGACGCGAAGACGGCGGCAGCGCTGCGCGTACTCGCAATCGTGCACGACAGGTCCTGGTACGACGCTGTCGGTCCGGTCGGCATCGACTGGGCGCCGATCCTCTCCCGTGCGCGGCTGCGTCCCGGTGGCCCGGACAACTCCGACCGGTGCTGCTACGAGATCGCCGCCTCGCTCGCCGGGCATCCCGGCGCCCACGTGCAACTGCGCTACGCGGCGACCGTGATGCCGCGTCACACCTATCTCGCGGTGCTTGACGCGCTGCGCATCGCCGTCGAAGGAGTCGCACCATGACCGTCACCGACCAGCAGAACAACGGGATGCCGGCGGTCGCGCTTCCCTCCCGCATCGGGCAGGCCACTGCCGTCGAGCAGTCCCGCGCGGTCGCCGAGGTGCAGGCCGCGATCGTGGTGGCGCAGCAGTGCCCGCGCAACATCGGCAGCGCGCGCACCGACATGCAGCTGTCCTGCCAGCAGCGAGCCCTCGCTGAGCGCGCGTTCTACCGGTTCCCGCGCGGCGGCAAGGCGGTGTCCGGCGCGACCGTGCACCTGGCCCGCGAACTGGCGCGCTGCTGGGGCAACGTCCAGTACGGCGTCAACGAGTTGCGCCGCGACGACTCCTATGGCGAGTCCGAGCTGACCGCCTGGGCGTGGGACGTGCAGACCAACACCCGCTCGTCGCAGGTTTTCATCGTCCCTCACCGCCGCGACGCGGGCGGCAAGCAGGACCGGCTGGTCGACCTGCGGGACATCTACGAGAACAACGCGAACAACGGCGCGCGGCGGCTGCGCGAGGCGATCTTCAGCATCCTTCCGCCGTGGTTCGTGGAGGAAGCCAAGGAGATCTGCACGCAGGCCATCGCGAAGGGCGACGGGCGCCCGCTGGAGGAGCGCATCGACGGCGCCGTGGCCGTGTTCGAGGCCATGGGCGTCACCGCCGACCGGCTGGAGCAGAAGCTGCTGCGCCCGCGCGGCAAGTGGACGGCGCACGACCTCGCCCAGCTGCTGGTCACGCACAAGAGCCTTCAGCGCGGCGAGATCACGATCGATGAGGAGTTCCCGCAGCCGCGGGTGACGGCCTCGGAGATCCTGACCGCACCCAAGGGCGCCGCGCAGCAGCCGCGCGACACCGTCAAGGCCGACTCCCCTCAGCAGCAGCCGCTCACGGCGCTGGCGCACACCGGGCCGCACGACGAGTCGGGCTACTCCCCCGAGTGTGAGGCGTGCTCGGCCGACCAGGCGTACGAGGACCGGCAGGCGGCCGAGTCGTGATCGCTGCCCTGCGTCTGACGGCCGCCGAGCACACCGTGCTGGTCATCGTCGCGATCTGGATCGTCGTCTCGGTCGTTCTCGCCCTGCTGGCCGACGCGTTCATCCGCGCCGGCCGCGGCCCCGGTCGGGACGTGGACGATCGCGATGCCTAGGCGCCACCAGCCGGGCGGGGACCTGGAGCGCGGCATGCCCCGGCGCACGGTCGTCGCCCGCAACCCGGACGTGACCGCGACGTGCCCGGAGCCGGGCTGCGGCGAACCGGACGCCGGGTCGATCGCCGAGGCGCCCGGGCTGCCCCGGCCACGCGTCCCGGACGGCTGGATCTACGTAATCGTGCGCTCGTCCGCGCTGCCGGGCCGCTAGTTCTGCTCGGCGCCGTGCGCGGCCGTCGGCATCGCACTCGCGCAACTGCGGCCTGGCGCCGCTCCCCCGAAACCTACGACTTCGAAGGACCCGACATGACGACCTCCGAACTGCGCACCCTCGACCTGGACTCGCTCGTCCTGGCCAGTGGCGGCCACTCCGACTCGAAGGACGAGTTCTGCCTACTGGAGGCCGCCGCCTATGTGGCCGGCGAGCCGTGGTCCGACCACCCGCAGTGCGTGTGCCCGACGCTCGGCGCGTTCGGCCGCGCGCTGAACGACCGGCTGCCCGACGGCAAGCGGCAGCTGCTCAAGCCGCTGATCCCGGAGCTGATCGGCACGAAGGATGACGGACGCCGTGAAGCGCGCGGCTACATGGCGCTGGACTGGCTGATCCGCACGTACACCCCCGCGTTCCTGGCGCTGACGGCGCGGATCGATCCGGAGGTAGTCGAGCGTGTGCGATCGCTGCCGCCGATCGTGGACATGGCGACGGCGCGAGCCGCAGGCGTGGTGGTGAAGGAGGCGCGGGAGAAGGCCGCCGCTGCCTACGACGCTGCCGACGCCGCTGCCTACGACGCTGCCTACGACGCTGCCCGCGCCGCTGCCTACGCCGCTGCCTACGACGCTGCCGACGCCGCTGCCCGCGCCGCTGCCGACGCCGCTGCC